GGTTGCACCATAGGTGCGAACGTATTGTGCGTGACCGGAGCCAGTAGCCTCGGAGGCAACACGACCATCACCGGGCAGGCGATCCACACGGGCACTTCGGCTCCATCGTCGGCTGCGGGTAATACCGTCGTGATGGGCACGCTCGCGAGCGCGCCAACACTGACCAACACCGGGCAGGCATTCTTCTACAATACCACGGCGGGCGGTGCCGTGGTTTCTGGTGACGGGTCTTCGGATGATTTCCGGCTCTACAACAAGAGTGCCGGGCTCGTCATGAACGTTCCGACCGGAACGACGGTTCCGCGGTTTCCCGGATTGGCTTCTGGAACATGCTCGAGCGGTCTCGCTCTTGATGCGAGCAACAATGTTGTCAAGAGCGCGTGCGCCGGAGCGGCCACGTCGATCCAGGTTGCTGCTACGAGCGTGACGAGCTCTGGAGATAGCAACCGTATCCTGTCGAGTGGAACGGTAACAGCCGGCACGGGTACTCTCGCGGAGCTGACACTCGGCACCGGCCTTTCGTTAAGCGGCTCGGCCATCGTGGCGAATGGCGGCAATAACTTCGGTGCTCCGAACATGAAGGTCTACCGCGCCACTCCATATTCGGTCAGTGCGGGCGTGGTTGCTAAGGTGACCTTCGACACCACGGATATTGACACCGGCAGTTATTGGGACAACACAAACAAGTATTATAAGCCACTCGTTTCCGGCACCTATCAGTTCTGCGCCTTCGTGACGCCGAACGGCACAACCATGAGTACAGACCAAATTTTATATTTCTCAAAGAACGGGACTATTGGCAGTGGTGGCACGTCGGTCGGGTTGATCGTGTTCAACCAGCCAACCGTCACTGGTGACGGGGCTGCTATTTCTGGTTGCACGCTATCGGCTATGAACGGTTCAACCGACACAATGGAGATGGACTACGGTCCACCGGGGACCGGGACCAGCATCACCTTAGCATGCGGTGCGAACCGCACTTGTCAATTCACAGCAATGAGGATTGGACCATGAAGAAAGTTTTGTTGTTCTTATTGACTGTGTTGGCGAGTGACACCGCGAACGCAGCTAGTTTCATTCCTCCGATAGCCAGCATTCCCTGCAACGGCGAGTCGGACCTCGCTGGCGGCAATCAAATCTTCCTTCTCGAAAACTACATGGACTCGCTCCAGACGCAGGTGCCTAGCGTGTTCATAAACGAGGCGGCGTTTTGGTGGGACGGAGCAGGGGCTATGGACCAAACCACTATCGGCAACATTTCCTATGCCATCGACCCCGGTCAGAGCTACATGAAGATCGCGGGATACCCGGCAACGCAGTATGTTTGGCCGCAGTCTCTTTTGACGCTTGGCATATGGGAGACCGCGAAAAAGTCTCGTCAGGAGTGGCGCAACTTTGCTGCTCCTCGTTTGTACACAATGGGGGCAGACGCAATTTTTATCTCCCCAGAGTGCTTCGGTGGTGGCGTGATTTCCGGGGCGATGCTTGGGCTCTTCACGGCGGAACCGCCCGTCCTTCCCGACCCACCCCCCCAGAACTATCTCTTGAACAGCGCGCCCATGGACCCGGCACGGGTCTACACCGAACTCAATCCCCCGCTCCTGTCGGTTCGTTCGGCGTTCGCCGTGCCGTTCCCGGTAACGTCGCTCCGCGTGCATATAAGCTGGCCGGAGTATCACGGGGCCGGGCCAATGCCGCCTCTCGCAGTGTCATATCCACACGTCGGGGTGTCACCGCAAAGCGGCTCTACTTCCAGCGCATCAGCACCGTTCACTGAACTGACGTTCAACAAGAAGCCGGGCGTGACAATGCAGTACCGGCAATGGGCGTGGTCGGATTGCGTCTCTATCAATGTGCCAACGGGGGGAGGGGTTCTGGTCTCCCTCTCTCTGAGCATCGCGAACAACCCTTGGACCTATGCGAATGGTCAAGCAGCGACTTCATGGCTAGTTTTCGACCCGAGCCAATGGAACGCTCAAGCCTTATCCGGCACCATCACGACGCAACCCGGCAGAGTTCACGTCGTCGATCGCGTGCAGGTTAACTGCAAATAAGAAGAGGGAGAGAAAATGACAGCAGCATCTATCAGATACAACAATCCGGGAGCGATGGGGCGAGGCGGCTCTGTTGGCCGGAAATGGGGCGAGCTCCGGAACGGCGTAGTTCTCAACGATGGGCTGGGTCAGGGCAACACGAGCGCCGTGTTCCCGGATGCGGTGCACGGTGCGGCGGCGCAGTTCGATCTCTGGCGCGTCGGGTACTCCGGACGTACGTTGCACGACGCGATCGCGCGCTGGTCCGGCGGCAACGACGTGCCCGGATACGTGAAGCATCTCACTCAGCACACCGGCATCAGGGCAGATCAGGTGGTCACCGTCGATCTTCTCGACGGCGAGCTTGGCGTCCAGCTCATGAAGTGGCAGGCGTACTGGGAGGCGGGCGGAACCTATCCTCTCACAGACGAGCAGTGGCAGCAGGCGCAGAAGATGGTGTTCGGAGAAACACCGATCGCGCTACAACCAGCAGGAGAAAGTGGAATGTACAAACTGACTTGGCTCCCCGGCGTGCTTCGCGCGCGCGGGATCAACGTGGTGGAATACCCGGGTTGGCAGAACCGAGGTCACGGAGACGTCGGCACCATTCGCGGCGTGCTGTGTCACCACACGTGCGGCCCGCTGCATGGAGACCTACCCGACGTCGGCGTGCTGGTGAACGGGCGCAGTGACCTCTCTGGGCCGCTCTGCAACATCGGCCTCGGGCGCAGTGGCACGGTCACTATGATCGCCGCCGGAGCCGGGTACCACGCGGGCGTCGGCAACTGGCAGGGTATTACCAACGGTAATCAGAACATGATCGGCATCGAGGCCGAGAATACCGGCGAAACGAAGGGTGCGCGTGCTGACACGTGGCCGGAGATCCAACTCGCGGCCTACGCGCAGGTCTGTGCGGCGATCCTCGATCACGTCGGCGCCAAGGTCATCATGTGCGCCGGACACAAGGAATACGCGCTGCCCAAAGGTCGCAAGGATGACCCGAACTTTGACATGGATAAGTTCCGCGAGCGCGTAGCAAAGCTGATGGGTCAACCGACACAGGTTGCCGTGTCGCCGCCGCAACGTCTGGGGCACACGAACGTGCCGGAGCTCAACGTGCGCGCGAGCGCGAGCGCGTCCACCAAAGTGGTGAACGTGTTGATCGACAAGGGGCACGAGGTGATCGTGCTCGACGAGGCAACCAACGGCGATACGAAGTGGTATCGTATCGGTGAGGGCGAGTGGGTCGCGGCTCGCTTCGTCACGCTGGCGTAGCGACAACAGCAAACAGGAGAAGACACATGAGGAAGTATACACTGATCGCGGCCGCCGTGGCCGTGGTCGCGGCAGTCGGTGCGGCGTTCGCCGCGCCGCAGGCGATGAAGACACTGGAACCCGCCGCTACGTTCGAGCAGCGGTTTGATGCGGTGCAGGCGCAAGTCACCACCGTCCCGAAGGATACCACGCGCATCGACACGAGCGCGCCGGTCACCTCGACGACCGTGGTGAAGGGCGGCAACCTCGCCGCGCAGATCCTGGAGTGGTTCCAGGTGGCGTTCGGCGGCGCGATCGCTGCCGCCGTTCTGGTCCTGATCAGCAAGATCTTCAGCTGGTTCGGCATCCAGACGACTGACTTGCAGCGTACTCAGCTCCAGCAGGTCGTTGTCAACGGACTGAACGCGGCGGCGGCCAAGGCCGAAGTCTCGCTTCGCGACAACCGAGCGCTCGACATCAACGTGAAGGGCCAGATCATGCAGGATGCGGTCCAGTACACGCAAGATCACGCGTCCGAGACCATCAAGGCGCTCGGTCTGGACCCCAAGAGCGGCGACGCCGTCGAGGCAATTCGGGCTCGCATCGAGACAGCACTGAACGACCCGAACACGCCGACTCCTCCGGCTATCACGCCTCCGTCTGGTATGCCGACCACTCAGCCACTGGCCCCGGGCAATGCCTGATCGCAAGTACGCGCGCCGTCCCGATAGTCCTGATCCCCGGGACGCGCGCTACGTGTCGACGTCGACGGGGCTCCTCGCCTCGTCGCCGCCGCCCGCAATGGATCTTCGGCCGATGCTGCCGGACGTCTTCGATCAGGGCGACGAGGGCTCCTGTGGCCCGAACAGCAGCAGCGCGCATCTGTGTCACCTGAAGCGCGTGCGGGATCCGTACAGTCGTCAGCAGATCTACTACGTCACACGGCTCCTCGAGAAATCGGTGAACGCCGATGCGGGCGTCGAGACCCGAGACATGTTCAAGGTCCTGCAGAAGACAGGAGCCGCTCCGGAGAAACTGTGGCCCTATCAGCCGCGGAACCTGTTCGCGGCACCCCCGCCCTCGGTCCTCGCAGAGGCCGCCCGGACGCGCATCTCCAGTTACATGCGACTCATCGGCGAGGACAATATGATCTCGTGCATCGCCGAGGGCTTCTCGTTCGTGCTCGGCGTCGAGCTCTACTCGTCCTTCGAGGGTGACACTCTCGCGAGAACGGGGGTGACCGGTACCGGACATCAAGACCGAGAGTTATCTCGGCGGACACGACATGCTCGTGGTTGGCTATGATCTCAAGTTCAGGTCGTCCGCCGCGTTCAAGAGATCTGGCGTGGACCCCACGCTGGTCAGTGATCACGCACTGCTCGTCCGCAATTCGTGGGGAGCAGACTGGGGGCTCCAGGGTCATCTCTGGATGCCGTTGTCTTACGCCGTGAACCCCTCCACCGGCGGAGACGCGTGGACAGGGAGGTTGTAGACAGCAATGGAGAAGAACATGAAGTCACTAGCACTGAAGGCTGCGGTACTCGCCGCAATGATCTCGCTCGGCGCGTGCGCTACCATTCCGCCCGTGTCGACGGGCGGCGGAGTCAGTATTCCGCCGAGCATCGGCGGTGTCACGGTTCAGCAGATCCAGGACGCCGCGGTCAAGGCGTGCAAGTTCGTCCCGACCGCGCAGACGGTTGCCGGCATTATCGCGTCGTTCTTCCCGGGTGGCAGCGCGGCCAACGATGTCGTGTCGGTCGTGGTCAACAGCATCTGCTCGGCCATCGCGCCGACCGCCGCTCAGGCGAAATTCGGTCCTCGTCGCGCTGGTCCTCCGACCGTCGCGGGTGTGCGCGTACAGGGCTACTTCGTTCGGTGATACGACACTATCTCGACGGCAGGCTATTCGAGTGGACGTTCAGCGTCGGCTCTGTTTGGCTTGCCGTCGCGGTGTTCGTGTGGCCTGACATGATCATCTTGGGCGCGTTCAGGCATTTCTCGACGGTTATGTCTACCGAGGCTCTGTCGACGTACGCCGGGATTGTTGGCGCGTGCAGTCTTGTGGCGTTGTCCACTAATGGCACGTCGGTGGTCGTCGGGCCTGTTATCCGTTCAGTGTGTGCCGTGCTGCGCGCGCTGATCTGGGGTGAGTTTGCATACGCTCTCTGGCTTCTGAGCAGGGACCAGCCAGCGCCTTCTCTGGGAATGGGCTTCTGGATACTGTTCACTGCCAGTGAATTATATTCCTCATACCGGGCTATGATGGATGCATCCATTGGCAGCAGACTCCTCAGTAATCAAAGAAATCTTTGAGGCGCTGTCCCCAACGGGACAGCTCGTCTTTGGTGCTTTGATCATAGGACTCGGGGCTTTTTTCATCGTGCGCGGTTGGCTGGAAGGGCGCAAGCCGCAGGAAGCCGCTGCCAACGGGCTCGGTAATATTCCTACATGGATCATGGTCGGTCCGATGCACGACATGATGCAGTCGGTGCACGGCATGGCTGATCGCTCGCGACAGCAGACCGCTATTCTCAGAGAGAACCAGACCATACTCGCGGAGCATGCGAAGAAGCAGACCGACATTCATCTGGCCAATCAGGCCATCCTGCGCGACATCGCGAAGGAGCTCAGCGATTGGAACCACGGGCAGGAGTACGGGCACAAGCTGCTCGAGCAGATTTCACGAAATCAAGAACTGGGAATTCATCCTGCGCTGCAGAACCCGACAGCGTCCCGGCCCGAGAGGCCGAGGAGAGGGTGACCGGTTACTAGTCGGCCCTCACGAGCCGACCCGCGCCAACGCAGCGCGGTCTCCTGACTGCTGTCTACCCAGACTGGACCCGGGTCCTTTTTTGTTTGCGAACGATCCGTTCGCAACCTAGTCCGGTAACTTTACGGTGTCGCGGTTGTGCTGGTACACCGCGACCTCATTGGCGAAGCGGTAGGCCTCGTCTACCTTGGCGGGTACGGGTTCACCCCTGTTCAGGGCGATCTGCTTCACGCGCATCGCCCAGTCTCGCAGCACGTGCGGCATCGTCACGTCATCGCCGACCACGATGAACACCGGCTCGTCGTCTCTCGCCTTGCCGAGACAACCCTCTCCGCGAGCGGCCTCGTCGAGTGCGTTCTTCTTTGTCCACATGACTCGCTTCTCCTCCGTGCAGTAGGGATACAGGCAGTTGTTGATGCTGCACACACCAATCCTACAGTCCTTCGAGATGGCGTCCCGGTACGCGTGAATGTCACTCATCTAACGGATACTCTGTTGGATCGAACTGCCTCGCCGGGGCCGCGCGTACCACCGTCACGCTCTCCTCGAACCTCGACATGAAGTAGTCACGGGCCTGCCGATAGTCGTTGCGCGGCAGGCGCGCGATGAGCGTCGCGAGCGTCCACGCGATCGCATCCAGTATGTTGTGCGTGGTTTGTCGATCGGCCGCAGCGCCGACGTGACGCTGATAGCGAGCGATCGGCGTCGCGATCGCATCCGACAATCTCTTGACATGGATCAGGTTGAGATCCTTGCCCGCCATAGTGCTCCCTATATCAGCCACTCTCGTGCCTCCTCTCGTGTCATGGTTGTCGCGGTGGTTATCTTCTTGCGAAGGTTCTTGATGATCTTGTCGTCCACGGTGCCGGGTGTTCGCATGTCCACGTAGGTCACGCGATTGGTCTGCCCCTTGCGGTGGTTGCGATCCTCACTGTTCGCGCGCTGCTCAAGGTCGTCAGTGTTGCCGTAGTAGATGGTCTGGTCCGCGACGTTCCACGTGTTGCCGCGCCCACCCGCCGCCTGAGTGGAGACCATGAACCGGCACTCCGGGTCGCCGAGAAATCTTCGCTCGTCCTCGCCGCGCGTGCTGTTGTTCGCGCCGTGGAACTGCGCCGTGCAGCCCGCACCGAACTCCTCCTCCAGCGCGGCCACGATGCGTTTCAGTGGCGTGTGGAAAGGCACCCAGATGATGGTCTTGCCGCGATGCAGACCAAGGACCTCTATGAGTTCCTTGGGTCTATTGCACGGTATCTCGTGCGTCCGGCCATGCTCATCCACCACGAAGCCGAGGTTGATCTGGTGCAGTCGCATGACCAGCGTCATGACGTGCTGGGTCGACACGAACTCGCCGGTGCCGAGCTGCACCGAGGCGTTGTCGCGGAGCTCCCGGTAGAGCCTGCGCTGCTCCGGGGTGTGCTCCACGTCCCACATGACGTACCGCTTCGGCTCAAGATCGAGACAATCGGACTTCAGCACGCGATAGCTGTACGGCGCGATGCGATCGGCGAGCTCGTCCTGGTTCTTGTATCCCACGATCACGTCGAAGCGTCGCCCTCCCGTCTCCATGCGCCGCGTCACGCAGTACTCCCACTCGAACGAATGCCACGACTTGCAACCCACGATGCGCCAGTCCAGGAACTGGAACTGCGCGAATATGTCCGCCGGTCCCTTCGGCGTGAGCAGCCCGGTCGCGATGCGCCGGACCACGGCCTCCTCCCCCACTGATCGTATGAATTTTGTGCGCTGCGCCTTGCGGCTCTTGATGGTCGTGCTCTCGTCCACGGCCACGTAAGCCAAACGCTGCGACACAAACTCCCGCACAAGCTCCTGCGCCTTCTCGACGCCTGATAGAGCCTCCACGTTCACGAACAGCGCGCGGGGGCGGTCGCTCACGCGCATGAAACGCTCCAGTCGTTTCAGCCGCTCCTTCCCGCCGCCGCTCCGCCAGCCCGCGATCTCCATGCGATCCACGAAGGCCGGGTCCATCTGCGCGTTGATCTCGCTCTGCTGGATATCGCTCTTGTCCTCGTACCAGTTGCGTATGGATCCGGCGGGCGCGATCACCAGAAGGTCCTGCGGCCCCCCGCTGCACGCCATCTCTCCCCACTCGTCGAGTATCGTGCCGGACTTGCCGGTTCCGTAGTCCATCAAGAACGCGAATACGTCCTCGGGCGCAGGGTCACTCGGGGCGCTGGCGGCGGCCTTCCGGGCGGCGATCTGGTGCGTCATCGGCGCGCGTCTTGGCTTGTATCTCACTGTGCTTCTCCTGTGCTGGGTTAAGTATAGCACGGGGACGGGTCAATTGCGCGTATTGCGGGGGTATTGAAATCTAACATGCATGCGCCCGAGCGCTAGAAGGAGTTTAATTACGATATTGTGATATTACCTCACGCGCGAGGAGTGGACGATCCTCGCGCACGCGTGAGGCAATATTATAATATTTCAATACCACAATACCCACTTGCCGTCGTCGCGCGCTTGTGGCAGAGTGACCACGAGCTGCTCTCCCGGCCAGCTTGGGGCGGCCTTCCTGTGCAGGCATACCGCCAGAGCGCCCCGTGCTGCTGGCAAACCGGCACGGGGCGCGACCATGTTTGCAGTCGTCGCTCGCCCGGGGTATCATACCCCTAGTTGCCAGCAGACCCAGCACAGGAGAACACCCATGCCAAAGCAGACACGTGCGCCCAACGCAGCGCTTCTGGCCGAGATGACGGCCGACACCCCCGCTGCCTCCCCTGATCAGCTCGAGAACATCCGCAGGCTGGCCGCCGAGATGCGAGATCTTCAGACACACAACGCGAGCATGCAAGAGCAGATCAAGCAGAACAACGAGCGGATCGAGAAGATCAAGTGGCAGGATCTTCTCGACGCCATGGACCGGGCGCGCATGCGCTCGTTCGTGCTGGAGGCAGAGGGTAATTTTCCTGCCTACGAGATCAAGACCGGAGCCTACTACCACGCGAACATATCATCTGACTGGCCCGAGGAGCAGCGCGCGAAGTCGTTTGCTTGGCTCGGCAAGCACGAGCCGGGCATGCTACGCAACACGATATCCGTAGAGTTCGGAAAGAACACCGCGAAGCAGCAGAAGATGCTGGCCGCGTTCTGCAAGAAGAATAAGATGAACTTCCAGCAAATATTCGGTGTGCCGTGGAACACGTTAACGGCATACGTGAAAGAGCAGATCGAGGAGCACAAGGCCACGCCCCCGCTCGAACTGCTTGGAGCCAAGGTCGGGCGGGTGGCCAACATGAAGCCAGTCAAGGAGAAGAACTGATGGCTAAGACAGCAGTGAAGCCGAAGCCCAAGCCGGGCCGCGAGATCGTGAAGCCGAAGTCCGGGGCTGTCGCTCCGGCTGATCTCCTGAAGATGATGGAGGGGGACGCCGGGAAGGGCGTCTCGACTTCTGCGGACGACAACATCGTACCGCTCCTCTACATTCTCCAGAAGGGCAGTCCGCAGTGCGACCGCGACGACAAGGCCAAGTACATCAAGGGCGCGATGCCGGGCAATCTGTGGTTCCGCGGAACCGCCGCCGTCATCGACGTCGAGGACGAGCCGCTCCTGTTCATCGCGTGCTACTTCGGCAAGCGATGGATCAGATGGCGGGCCAATCGCGGTGGCTACGTGGACGCCTACGCCAAACGTCCTGACGACGCGAAGCAGGTCGCCGACGCCAAGAACCCGGACCGCATGGTGTGGCGCATGCCGAACGACAAGGGCGAGTACAACGACGCGTGCGACGCCGTCGTCGAGACCCGGGAGTACGCCGGGCTCGGCCGGGTGGGCGATAAGTGGCTGAGCGTGGTGTTCCCGTTCAGCAGCACCGGCCACACTCCGGCCCGCGAGTGGATGGGTCTGATCAACCAGAAGACCGTTCCCGGCACTGATCGTCCGGCGCCGATCTTCTCGCACGTCTACAAGGTTGACACCATCCGGCGCGAGAATGACGAGGGCTCGTGGTATCAGGCCCGTATCATCGACGCCGGCGAGGAGGACGGCAAGGCTGTCGCCCAGATGGTCGACGACGTCGAGCTCTACAAGGCGGCGCGCAAGATCCACGCCGACTTCTCGAGTGGCGCGCTGAAGGCCGACGTGGGCGAAGCGGGCGGCGAGGCAGACGACGACAACGACATGTGAACGCGCGGCGACGGGGACACGGTGCACCGCGTCTAGTCGCCTCGTCAGGCCTCGCGCGTACAGGCGCAGCGCCCGGGCGGTAATCCGGGCCAACTGCCGTCGGCGGCGCGCGAGGCCGCCTCTTCCTCGTACAGGAATACTGGAATGCCGTCTGCCAACGACAACGCGCGCAGGATGCTGGAGCTCTTTCCAGGTAACGAGACTCATCACGGAACGCACGGCGAGCCAGACCTGGACATGATCGGCGGCGTCAAGTGGGAGATCAAGCGCACGGCGCGTCAGGTGAAGGGACCGGCGACGCTGGAGCTCTGGGAGAAGCATCTCGAGGGCACGCGCCCGCTCGGCGTGGTGCCGATCATGGGTGACGCGCTGTGCGCGTGGGGCAGCATCGACATAGACGACTACGACGTGGTGTCCGCCGACGTCATCCGGAAGATCGAGAGCGCGAAGCTGCCGCTGCTGCCGTGTCGCAGCAAGTCCGGCGGCCTGCATCTGTTCATGTTCACCAGCAAGCCCGTCACCGCCACGCTCATGCGCACGACGCTCAGCGACATAGCCGCGTCGATCGGGTACGCGGGCTGCGAGATATTCCCGAAGCAGACCCGGTTGCTCGTCGAGAAGGGTGATCAGGGCAACTGGATGGTCATGCCGTACTTCGGCGGGACGTATGACGGCAAGCTGCGCGAGCAGGTCGGCATCAAGCGGACCGGTGCGGAGATGCTCGTCGGGGAGTTTCTCTCGGCCGCCGAGAAGATGCGCGTGTCTCCGGAGGACATCGCCAAGGTTCGCGCCCCGAACACGAAGAAGCCACGAAAGGAGCGCCCCCCGTTCAGCGACGGACCTCCCTGTCTCGTTCACCTGACGTCGAGAGCCGGGGGGATACCGCAGGGTGGGCAGAACAACACGCTGTTCCACATGGGAGTGTACTTTCGCAGGGCCGACCCCGAGAACTGGAAGCGTCGTCTCGAGGAGGCGAACCAGAAGTGGTTCACGCCGCCGTACCCGTCCGACAAGTTGTCACTACTGATGAAGTCGCTCGACAAGAAGGACTATCAGTACAAGTGTAAGGACCAGCCGATGGTATCGCACTGCGACGCGATGCAGTGTCGCACGCGCAAGTTCGGCGTGGGAGCGGCCGGGACGTATCCGGAGATCACGAGCATATCGAAGCTGAACTCTGAGCCGCCGATATGGTTCGTGGACGTGGAGGGTGCGCGCATCTCGATGAGTACCGAGGAGCTCCAGACCTACGTCAAATTCCATAGACTGTGCATGGAGCACGTGCACAAGTCGTTCGCGACGATATCACAGGCGGCGTGGTTCGGCGTGCTGAACGAGGTTATGGCGCGCGGCGTGAGGGACATGGACACGTCCGAGGACGTGAAGCCCGGGGCGCAGTTCCTGGAGCTACTGCGGCAGTTCCTAACGGACCGAGGGCAGGGCAGGAACAAGGAGGACGTCGCCACGGGCAGGCCGTTCCTAGATGAGGACGAGAAACTGTACTATTTCCAGCTCGCGGCGCTCAGGAAGTTTCTCGACCGCGAGGGCATGAAGGATCTCGCGAAGCACAGCGGCAGGATCACGACGATGATAAAGGAACTCGGCGGGAACAATCATCAGTTCAATCTGAAGGGTGTAGGGAACCGCTTCGTGTGGTGGATACCATTCGATGTTATCGGCTCGAACCGCCCAATGCTCGAGGGGCCGAAGGCCGAGGAGGGTGAGCTGTGAGTAGTATCTACGACCGCAAGACACAGGTACTCCGGGTTGAGTGCGACAATCCGGAGTGTCTGGTGAACTACGAGACTGAGCCGGCCGAATTCAAGCAGGGCTGGCGTGAGGCAAGAACGATGGGGTGGGTTTATCACCCGACCTACGAGAACGGCGTGTCTCGTGCTGGTCACCTGTGTCCACAGCACGCCCGGGAGAACGATCATGCGCGTAAGTTTCGAGGACAAGACGCAGACGCCTTCGAGCAGGCGATCAGGAACGCTCGTGCAGTGCATCCAGGTGATGGACGTGCCCAAGCCGCGCCCGATCGGGGAGCGGGTCGAGCAGGAGGTCGTCCCAAACATCTGGGGCGTCGTCGCTGACGACAAGACCGGCGCGCTGGTCGCGATGCCGATCTACCTCATCACGGCGAAAATCTTGCCGGGTCAACAGGAGAAGTGACATGACGAACGACGTCAGGAACAAGCGCATGGTCGTGGGCTTCCTCTTCGACGAGGACGGCAAGGTGGCCCTCGTCGAGAAGACACACCCGGACTGGCAGCGCGGACTGCTGAACGGCATCGGCGGCGTGATGGAGCTCGGCGAGACGCCGCCGGACGCCATGCGTCGCGAGTTCGTCGAGGAGACCGGGGTCACCGGGATCTCCTGGAAGCACTTCGCCACGGAGATCGAGCCGTTCGGGGCCTACGTCTACTTCTACACGGCGCACGGCAGCGCGAACCTTCCGGAGAAGAACGACGCGGGCGAGCTGCTTCGGTGGGTCGATCCGGTGGACATCTACAGCCACATGCGCGAGGAGCGGGCGCTGGGCAATCTTCACTGGCTCCTGCCGCTGGCGCAGGACCCGCGCCCGCTCCAGGAGCCGGTGGTCGTGCACGTCAGGGGCGACATCAGGGAGACGCCGACATGGTGAAGGACAGATTTGATAAAGCTGAGGACGCTCAGAATTTCTACGATCCGCGCGAGGCTGACGACTATGCTGAAAAACTGCGCAACGCGGCGAAGGGCTGGATCGGCGTGGACCTGGATGGCACGCTGTTCCACTACGACAAGTGGGTCGGCTGGAACGTGTTCGGCGAACCGATCGCGCCGATGGTCGAGCGCGTGCGGAAGTGGGTCTCGGAGGGCATCGAGGTTCGCATCGTGACGGCGCGCGTCGGCATTCCGGTCTGGGGTGGATACACCGACGCGCCGCGCGTGTCCCACGTGCTCAAGCACCAGTGCCGCGTGACCGGTGACATGTTCAGCGACGCCTCGATGATACGCGCGATCCAGGACCATCTCGAACGGCACGGTCTTCCGCGCCTGAAGGTCCAGTGCTACAAGGACGTCGACATGATCGAGCTCTGGGACGACCGCGCCGTGCAGGTCGTGCCGAACACCGGACGCACGCTGGCCGAGGAGCACGCGGCCGAGCTGAGCGCGCTCCAGGGCAAGGCGCAGGGGGTGTCGTCATGATGCACCCAGACGAGATCGAGAACAAGACCAAGGCGTTGTTGGCGATGCGCGACGTCGTTGAGACGTACAAGTTGCTGCTGACAATCGTCAGCGTTGACATATACTACGATGGACACGCAATGACGAGACACGGCTCGATACAGATAGAGCCGCAGGGCGTGTCGGCGGTCGTGCGTCAGGCGCTGGTCGCGCACTGGTCCGAGAAGGTGTTGCTGGAAGCCGCGAACATGCGCTCGCACAACGTGGACCCGACGTCCTTGATACCGGAGGAGCTGCGATGATCGACTGGAGGAAGTCCTGCTGGGTGCCGAACGGCATGTTCCAGCGACTGTACTACGGCGAGAGCGCCGAGGAGTACAACGCCGGGCTCGCGGCGGTCGGCCTGCCGCCCGTGGCGCGGCCCGTGCGCCGCGAGTGGCTGGAGGACGCTGGCAAGGGTCGCACGGCTGGGCCATACTACGAGGCACCGCCCGTGCGCTACTTCTTCACGCAGAGCCTCGGGCGGCGAGACGCGGAGGCGCAGGAAGCTGCGCGCAGAGGGGAGATACGACGATGAGCGAGTCATCCAGAGCCGCAGAGGCGCAGAAGTGGATAGCACTGTTCTTCTTGGTGGTCGCGGTCGGCTGCTTCTGGTCGGCATATCTCGTGTGGCACACACCAAATCCCGTCCTGAGCGTAATCGGGGTGGTGTTCCTGGCATTCGTCGGGTTCTGCGTGCTGTTCTTATCATGGATCAGCGCGACCAACGGTGCGCAGGGAGGCTGACATGGCCGGAGAGCCGACGATCTATCTCGGACCACCCGGAACGGGGAAAACTACGACGCTGCTCGGCGTCGTCGACGAGGAGCTGGCGCGCGGCACCGAGCCAGAGCGCATCGCGTTCATCTCCTTCACGACGAAGGCGGCGAACGAGGCGCGCGACAGGGCCTGCGCGCGTTTCGGGCTGGACCGTAGTCGGTTTTTTCACTTCCGCACGATGCATTCGCTGTGCTTCCGGGCGCTGGGTCTCACGAGCAGTGACGTGCTCGCCGGAAAACGGTTCCAGGAGTTCGCAGACTGGGCTGGCGTGCGCGTGACCGGCAGAGCGTGGTCAGACGACGAGATGCTGGAGGGTTTCGAGACCGGTGACCGCATCCTGTTCATGGAGAACCTCGCGCGCATCAGGCGCGTGCCGCTGCGCGCCCTGTACGACGCGGACGACGACAACCTGAGCTGGATGGAGCTAGACCGCGTGGCGCGAGCGCTCGCGGAGTACAAGGCGCGACACGGGCTGCTGGACTACACTGACTTCCTGACCGAGTTCGTTCGCCGCAAGCCGCGCGTCAACATCGACGTGCTCATAGGCGACGAGGCACAGGACTTCTCCGCGCTCCAGTGGCAGGTATTCTGGCAGCTCGCGCGCGGCGCGCGCCGAGCCTGCGTGGCCGGCGACGATGATCAGGCCATTTACGCTTGGGCCGGTGCCGACGTCGATCACCTCATCGACCTGAAGGGTGACGCCCGCGTTCTTGGTCAGTCGTGGCGGTGCCCCCCCGTCATCCAGAAGATGGGCCGGACCATCATCGAGGAGGTCAAGCACCGCAGGCCGAAGGAGTGGAAGGCTCGCGCGGGGGAGCGGGGGGTCGCCAGCAGGGTCGGGCGCTTCGAGCACGCGAAGCTGGACGACGACTGGGAGGATGACGACGAGAAGCACGAGCGTCCGCCCGTGCTCGTGCTGGCGCGGAACGTGTACGTGCTGCGGCGAGACGTGGAGCCTGCGCTGCGGGCGCGCGGCGTGGTCTTCGAGACCAGCACGGGCAAGTCCAGCCTCGACCTCGGCGCGCTGGAGGCGGCCGAGACGTGGACGCGGCTGGGTGCCGGACACGACGTGACGCTGCGCGCGGCGCGCGTCATGTATGAGTATCTCTCGATGACAACGGGATACAAGAAGGGAAACAAGAAGCTGCCGAGGCTGGGTGAGGACGAGGAGGGCGTGGTCAGCGGTCACGAGCTCGTGGCGTTCGGCGGTCTTCGCATGAGCCTGAACGTGCCGTGGCACGCGGCGCTGGAGAAGATCGCGCCGGAGGACGTGAGCTACATGCGGTTGGCGCGGGCGCGCGGCGAACGGCTGCGCGGCAGACCCCGGATCCGCATAAGCACCATTCACAGCGCCAAGGGTGGCGAGGCGTCGCACGTGGTCCTCATGACCGAAATGGCGAAGCGTACGGCGCAGGAGATGGAGAAGAGACCTGACGACGAGCGTCGTGTCTGGTACGTTGGGGTTACGCGGGCCAAGCGACGCATCACGATCGTGAGCCCGAACGAGGGGAGGTACTGCCCGTGGCTGTAAGTGAAACTATCACGTTGAAACCGGGCCCAGACATCAAGGTCGAATTGCAGCACTACATGCTGAAGATCTGGATCAATGGCCTGCTGCATCTGGCGATACCGCGAGGCAGAATATCCGTTCAGTCGTGGCGCGACGGCCCGCATCACTTCAGCATTCAGTATTATCTCGAGAATGGACAGTGTATCACGTCTGAGTACGATGACGCGGAGAAGTGGAAGATGATCCTTCGGGGTCTTGACGATCAGCTACATCTGTAAACAGAGGAGGGAAGTTAATGCTCGACTGCATGACAGACTTGGAGACGTGGGGCGTGCGGCCCGGCTGCGCGATCCGCAGCGTCGGGGCGGCGATGTTCTCGACGCGCGGCACCGGGCACGGCGAGACGTTCTACATGAACGTGATGCTGGAGGACCAGAAGAAGCTGGGTCTGCGCGTGGACCCGAACACGGAGGCGTGGTGGAGCCTGCCGAAGATGCAGGACGCCGCCAAGGTGTTCGAGAAGGATCCTCGGCCGCCCCGGGAGGTCGCCAGCGCGTTCGTGGACTGGTGGCAGGCGCAGGGTGCGCGGCGCTTCTGGTCGCAGGGCGGCAACTTCGACGACCCGATCCTGACCGCGTTCCTGGAGGCGTGCGGCGAGAAGCCGCCGTGGAAGTTCTGGGACGGACGCTGTACGCGCACGGCCTACGCGATGGGCGACGTCGAGTTCAACAGGGTTCCGCGTCTCGGGGTCGCTCATCACGCGCTCGACGACTGCAAGCATCAGATCCGGTGCGTGCAGATGGCCTACTCCAACCTCAAGCTGAAGGACTGACAACATGAGACTGACAAGGACATTGCTCATCGCCACCGCGCTGCTCGTCGCCGGACCCGTCGTCGCAGTCGAGCTGGACAAGAAGATCACGAACCTCGACGGCACGGCGATCGTCGACGACAAGGGCAAGGAGATGGATCTCACGATCCGGACCGTGATCATCAACGCCTTGATGTCACCGCGCGCGGACAAGCAGGACGAGACCGGCGTGGACAAGGTGAAGCGCGCCGAGCTGGCGCGGCGCGTGCTCCAGGACAAGGACGGTTCCTACAAGTACACGGCCGAGGAGATCGCGCTCATGAAGGAATTGATCAACAAGAACTATCCGTCGCCTCTCGTGGTGGATCAGGCGTGGCGCGCACTGGAGAGCAACAAGTGAAGAACGCCGCCAAGTTCTACGCCTACGCGCGGGAGAGATACAACATATTTCTCTTGCGCGAGAAGGGTGTCCCGCCGCCTTGGACGAAGGACCAGATCCTTCGCGCAGGACGTTTCTGCAATGTTTTTCGTGAAGATGACAAGACGACGCGGTGGTTCCGGCAGCACGTGCGCGAGCGGTACATGAACAAGGACGAGGTTCTGCTCGCGACCGTTGTATTCCGCATGTTCAATCGGATCACGACCGGCGAGGCTATCTTCAACCAGATGATGTTGCCGTCGAGTCGTTTCAAGAAGAATGACATGTGTGCATTCGACATCTTTGCAGCCACGGGCGACCCGGAGATCTTGCGTTCGGCCGTGCTGGCGCTCATGCCATCAGGTCCGTATTGTACGGGGGCATATATCATCAGCAGTCCACCCGGCTACACTAAGCTGGAGGGAGTGCTGGAGGTCTTGGCTCGCTTCTGTCAGAACTCCGGCTGGCAGGAATGGCTGCATACGGCTGGAGGGCCGCGCGCCAACGAGTGCACATTGGAGGCCGCGCACGACTGGCTCCGGGAGCAGGAATATTTCGGCAACTTCCACGCCTACGAGATTGTGACGGACCTGCGTCACACGCCGCTGCTCGATCAGGCCCCGGACATCATGACTTGGGCCAGCCCGGGTCCTGGAGCACGGCGGGGGGTGAACAGGATATGGGGTCTGCCGCACAAGGACAAGACACTTGCAAGGCCCCAGTTAATCGAGAAGATGCGAGAGTTGCTGTCGTTGTCAAGAGATGCCAGAATGTGGCCTAGTGAGTGGCCTGCCATGGAACTCAGAGACATCGAGCATCTAACTTGCGAGTGGGACAAATATTCCAGAGTGAAACTTGGTCAGGGCAAGCTGAAGGGGAAATTTGACGGTGGCTAGTGGTGTGCACATGATACGGAACACGGTGAACGGCAAGATGTACGTTGGCTCCGCCAAGCGTCTTGCCAATCGCTGGTCTGTGCACGTCGCTACGTTGAAGAAGGGTCGGCATCACTCGAAGAAGTTGCAGCGGGCATGGAACAAATACGGTGCACGAGCATTCGTGTTCGAAGTACTGATCACCTGCGATATTAAGCACGCAGTCAAGATCGAACAGGACTTTATGAACAAGCTGGATGTCGTGAAGAACGGATACAATGTCCATCCAAATGCGCGCTCGGCCTTGGGACGAAAACACAATAAGATGACACGAGCCAGAATGTCTGCGAGTGCCGTGCTCGTGGCGTCGAGTGTGTCTGAGAGAAAACGAAGATCACAGCGCGCGAAGGCGCAGCACGTGGCGGGCAAGTTTGGTCAAAAGACCTGGACGCGCCCAGCGAGATACAATCCAATCAGCGCTGTGGCTGGCGCGAAGGCGTTGAAATCTTGCACGCGCGACAAGCGATGGGTCGCTAAGAGAGCCAAGAACGCTGTCGCTGCACGCCGACATTTCTACAATGTTCACACAAGACAAGTGGAACTGATGAGGAAATACAGATGAGCAAGCGCATTACGTGGTACGTGACAGTCAAGAAGATCGAGGAACGCTTCGTGCGGCGCTGGGTGAAGGGTGTCGGCAACGAGGCCGTGTTCTCCAAGGACTCCGAGGGATGGTACGTCGTGTTCGCAGAGTGGGCCGCCGCAGCCCACGTCGGCAAGGACAAGCCCGACTTCGAGCCGGGTGATTGTGTCAAGATGACAATGGAGAAGGTGTCATGAGGAACGCCAAGATGTTCAGTTTCGTGCGCGTCAGCGAGAACAGCATGGTCGCGAGCGTTCGCATCGCGCGCTGGCTGTCGAACTACCTGAGCGTCGAGCTCGTCGACGACGAGCGTATAGCGGACAAGGTGCTCGACACCCTGATCATCATCAACGGAGCCTACGGCTTCTGCAAGTATCTCGCTCCTCTGGGCGAGGCCATCTACGACGCGCGACGCGTGATCTGGGCGCAGAACGACTACACCATCATCCCGCCGAAGGACGAGGGCGACGCCGAGTCTCCGTTCCGGAAGGCGTTCGTGCGCCGGAAGGAGATGGGCAAGCTGCCGACCATCTTCTGGTCCACCTGCGAGAAGTGGGCGTCGCGCAAGGGCTCGCACTACGTGAACTGGAACATGCTGACGTTCGACGAGAAGTACGACCAGAAGAAGGTCGAGCATCGACGCAGTCTCGTCCCGCACGACACGCTTCTGTACTACGGCAGCTTCCGGGACGGAAGCGGCAAGTCCAGTCGCGTGTCGTTGTTCGATCGGTACTTCCGGAACCCCGAAGTCCAGACCGTGATCAGCAGCCCGTCGCCGAAGTTCGCCGAGCGATACCCGAACTGTCGATGCGTCGGCGTGATCGAGGACCCGTTCTACGCGGGGCTCGCCATGCACGGTCTCGGCCTCTACATCGAGGACCGCAAGTCCAGCGAGGAGTTCCACTCGCCCGCGAACCGCTTCTACGAGATGCTGTCGGCCGGGCTGCCGATGGTGTTCCAGCCGGAGGCTGGCTCCATGCTGCGACGCGCGGGCTTCGACCCGAGCCACTACGAGGTTCACAACGCGCGCGACGTCGTGAAGTTTATGGAGCGCCGCGAGACCATCGGCGAGGCGCAGCGTCGCGCGTGGATCGAGAGCAAGACCGGATTCCGCAACCGGCTGATCAGTCAGGTCGCCGAGGCGCTGGAGGCGCTGCCGTGACGCAGTACGTCGACAAGTGTTTGCTGTGTAAGGGCGACTCCGGTGTCGTCGACAGTAGACCTGTCGGTGAGACCGTGCGCCGAAGAAGAAAGTGCTTGTCATGTTGGGAGCGCTGGACAATATTCGAAGTGAGACGTGAGGATAGAAAAGACGTGAGAGTAGATGCTGTCCGAATAAATCGTCTGAGACTAGCTGCCGAGTTTCTAACCGAGATAGCCACCAACTTGGAGCAGAAAACATGATCATCTCCCTGCGAGGCACGTCCGGCAGCGGCAAGTCCACGCTCGTGCGCAAGATCACGGCGCTCTACGAGGACGGAGGCACGCCCTTCTTCGTGGACGGCAGGAAGAAGGCGTACTACACGACGCACAACCGGGGCGGCGGGCGCGGGACGGCGCTGGTCGTGCCCGGGCACTACGACATTGCGAACGGTGGCATCGACACGCTGAAGTCACTGGACGAGGCCTATGAGATCGCGAGTCGCGCCGACAATGACGGCCACGACGTGCTCATGGAGGGCAAGAACATGAGCGACGGGCCACCGCACGCCTTGACGCTGTGCAGGGACGGGCGCGACGTGCGCGTGGTGCACATACTGGAGCCGGTCTGGAAGTGCTATCACGCGGTGCGCAAGCGCGGGCATCACATACAGATGGAGACCATCGTACGGACACACGAGAAGTGCCTGCGCGACGTTCAGACTTTTCGCACGCTCGGTCTCGAGCACGTGCGACAGGAGGGGAGAGAGAAGTGCCTCGAGATCGTGAAGTGGTGGCTGGCGCTGTGACAGTCGAGAAACCCATGCTGATCGGCATGTGCAACCCCGTGTCCCAAGAGCCGGGACACGAGCTCTACCCGCATCCGGACGGCTGCACCGGCCATCGGCTGTGGAAGATGCTCCAGGAGCGCCTGCCGCACGTGTCGCGGCGACACTACCTCGAGACGTTCGAGCGGCGCAATCTCGTGTGCGGCGTCGCGTGGAACCGCGCGCTTGGCCGGGCCGAGGCCGATCGCATCTACGCCGAGCTCTGGGGCAGCAGACGCACCGTCGTTCTCCTCGGCGAGGACGTGCGCCGCGCGTTCGGGCACCCCCGGCTTCTCGTCGAGCCGCAGGTGATCGGGGGTTGCACGTGGCGGCAGCTTCCGCATCCCAGTGGTCGCAATCTCTGGTACAACAGCCCGAACCATCGCAAGATGGCGGGCACACTGATGGAGGAGCTCTATGTGGCGTATCACCGTGATGATGATCATGTTCGTGCTGATCGGGATCGCTCTGCTGCGGCTGGAGCCGCTGCCGATCGTGATCAGCGGCGACGACGCGGTGCCGCTGCTCGCCGAGCGAAGGACGACGGCGTCGAGTATGAGTAGTGGCGCACCGATCTGCGCGCAGATGGTCGTGACGGGTGGTGGCGGCGCGTCCGGGACGACGGTGTTGGTGCCGTGCGCGACGAGTGCGACCAGCGGAACTTGGGTAACGACAACTAGAAAGGGAGGAGACTGACATGTACGTACTCATCGAGCGAAACGTGTGCGACTTGCTGCCGAGAGGTCTCGGGTTCATGCGCGACAAGCCTCGCGAGAAGACCCGGAACGGCGATGCGCTGGTGGCTCCGGCTCCGGTGATGTCGGTCTACCAGCGACCGACCGAGCGCGTGCTGCGCAGTCCGCAGCGCGACGCCAATCCATTCTTCCACCTGATCGAGAGCCTGTGGATGCTGGCCGGTCGTGACGACGTGGCGACGCTGAACCACTACGTCGGTGACTTCGGCGGGCGCTACGCCGAGGAGGACGGCCGGGTCCACGGCGCGTATGGTCATCGGTGGCGCGTCGGGCTGGGGTTTGATCAGCTCGACGTGATCGTGAGACGTCTGCTCGAGAACCCGAGTGACCGGCAGTGTGTTCTGCAGATGTGGGACGCGCGAGCCGACACGTTGCATCAGGACGGCTTCGACGACCTGCTTGGTGACTGGAAGGACCGCCCGTGCAACACGCACGTCTACTTCCGGGTGCGGACCGTGCCGATTGATCCTATCATGTACGGCGATGGTGTCGTTCTGCCGCGCTACGAGTACGTGCTCGACATGACCGTGTGCTGTCGCAGCAACGACGTGGTCTTGGGTGCGTACGGTGCGAACGCCGTGCACTTCAGCATGCTCCAGGAGTACGTGGCCGGGCGAGTGCGGACGCAGGTCGGCACGATGTATCAGCTCTCGAACAACTATCACGTCTACGTCGATCAGCTCGCGAAGATGGAAAAGCGTCTGTTCGACGGCAAGCCGACGCAGAACCTCGCGAATGAAATGCAGCCCTACGGCGTGGGTGTCGGCTGGGAGGCCGAGCCGATCGGCGAGCACTGGGGCGCGTGGGACGATGATCTGCACGCATTCATGGAGTGTCACGACGTGCTGTGGAGCATTCCCGCTCCATCACTCGAAATGAGGGCGGAGGTGAGTAACAGGTGGTTCGCGCAGGTGGCCTGGAAGGTGGCGTTCGCCTACTTCTGTCACAAGCACGATCGTCGCGACGAGGCGCTCGCTGTGGCCGGGCAGATCGAGGCCGGCGACTGGCGCGGCGCGTGCGTGGAGTGGCTGCTGCGGAGGTACGCGCGATGATCAACCTCTCGGAGGATCCGCGCGCGGCGCTCGAGCTGACGCGCTATCACTCGTGGCGACGACTGCGCGATCAGTCGGTTGGCGAGCACTCGTGCCAGATCATGAGAATACTTCTCACGGTGTGGCCCGATTGTCCTCGTCGAATGCTCGTGTACGCCGTGACGCACGACATGGGCGAGATGGCCGGGGACATTCAGTATCCGTACAAGCTGAAGTACCCCGAACTCAAGCCACTCATGGACCGGGTGGAAAAGGACGTGGTCGGTGTCATGCGCGACGGGCTGGGTGCACCCCCAGCCGTGATGTTATCGAAATATGAGCTTGACGTATTCAAGATCGTGGAATTTGTGGAGATGTTCGAGTATGGTCTCTCTGAACAAGGAATGGGAAATCAGTATGCTCGTATCATCTCTTCCCGATGTATATTGGCAGCGTCTGAGTTGATGGGCAGACTGGAACCCGGTGATGCACTCGACATCAGACCGGCGATAAAGAGGTATGTAGATGCGCGCGCGGAATGGGAAGGGCAAAATCAAAACACTACCGCTTCCGACAAGAAAGAGACTTAGAGAACTATTCATCTACGACGAGAAGCGTGGTGTTCTCATAAATCGAGTGAGCTACGGCCACAGATTTGCCGGAGCGATCGTGGGAAGGCCAGACAGATGCGGCGCGTTGCAGGCGATGGTAGACGGAAAGTTGTACTTCGTGCATCGCCTGATTTGGAAATACGTGAAAGGAAAAGATCCCAAGCACACGATAGATCATAAGAACCGAAAATGTGATTTTAACCAGGCTTCTAATCTTCGAGACTTCACGATGCGACAGCAAGGATACAACAGAAAATTAAGTAAAAAGAACAAATCTGGCGTGGCTGGAGTATTCAAGATGGGAGACGGGAGATGGAGAGTTCGCATCGGAGAAACTGGGTTGGGGAAATACCGTTCCAAGCGTGAAGCAATAAGAGTCCGAAGACAAGCAGAACAAATGGAGACACAGCGATGACTGAGCACAACATGAACCACCTGAACTACATTCGCGTCGTGGTCGAGGCGGACCTCGCCTACGTCGACCGCAAGGACCGTCAGTACGGCGGGAGCTGGAAGCGCCGCGGCGGTGTCGGCGCGTTCATGATGCTGGCGCGCAAGTGGGACCGACTGGAGCAGTTCATGGCGAAGTTTCACTACGATATTTTTGGAGTGATCGATGCGGAGATCGCGCGCGAGAAGAGCGAAGCAGAAAGTCGCACGCCAGCGGGCTACACGCCAGACTACGACGTTGGTAAGGACGGCACCGTGCTTGCCGAGGTACGCGACCTTCGCCGTTATCTCATGCTCGTGGAGGCCGAGATGATGGCGCGCGGGGTTGTGCCCGGCGACCGCGTCTTCGGGGTCGCCACTGCTGGAGGCAAGAAGGGCGAGCCCGTCGACGTGCTGCGCGAAGGCACGACGGAGATCCGCAAGTCCTTCGTCGGTGGCGACGGTCAGGTCATCCGCGAGCTGGATCCGGTATGGGTGATGCCGGACCCCGGCGAGCTTCACTCGACCAGAAACAAGCCCGAGGCCGCCGTGGCGCGACGGCTCGAGCGCAACGGCGAGGTGACCGTGGACTACGCGACCGGCGAGTCGCAGATTGTGAAACACGGCAGGCTCTCGCGACGCGCGACCGTGATCCGGGAGCTCGACGTGAACGGCCCGGTGATCATGAACGGCATGGTCCACGAACACGGCCGATCGCCTCGCGTCGCGACCGCCGAGGACCTCGCGCTGGCCGAGAGAACCTTCACGACGGACCGGCGCGTGCCGCGCTACGAGCCGGACACGCCCGACGAGGACAACATCGCCTGTCGGGACGCGCCCTTCGTCGTACCGGAGAGCTACTGGCGACGCAAGAACATCGAGCGGGACGCCTTCGATAAATTCTGGACGCTGCGAGCACCGGACGTGCACGTGCTGGACGCGCACGTGGTCAGCGACAGCATTCCGGGTCTGCTGCGCAACTACTACCACTCGCGGGGCGGCGAGTGGATCATCGATATCGACCGGGTGCCAGCGTCAGTTCGCGGACACTTTCCGGCGCTGCGCGGCGAGGTCAACATGAAGGAGCACGAGGAACTGCCGGAGTGGCAGCGCGTGCTCTACACGTGGGACGCCAACGGCACGAAGTTCCGGCTGGCGCAGCTTGGTTGGGGAGGTGGACTATGAGCAGCGTTCAGATCGGAAGGGTCTATCGTCACAAGAAGCGCGGCACGACGTACGAGGCCGAGGGGTTGATGCGGCTACAAATCAGCCCTGAAACTGTTGCGCGCATCACTGGCCTCGGAGAGATCAACTCAAAACGCGTCGCAGAGGCCCTCGAAAAGATCTCCTTCGTCTCGTACAGCGCACGCGCAGACGACTCGCTGTGGTGTCGTCCAGAGAGCGAGTTCATGGACGGCCGCTTCGAACTCTCGGGAATGATCCCGTGATCAGTGGTCCATATCACATAGAGATCCAGCAATGCGGGCGCTCGTACTGGGTCTGCGAGTGGCAGGGTGGTGGCTATCGCCAGTGGGGACCGTACCGTTGGCGAATAGTTGCCCGGTGGACGATGTTCTGTGTTAGAATGGACTGACCATGCCAGCAAAGATAGTTCGCCCGCGCAAGCAGGCACTGAACCCAGACCAGATACCCCTGATCACTCCGTCCTCGGACTGGGTGCGACCCGCGGAGCTGCCGACGCTCCGCGGCGTCGAGGAGTTCGCCGCGGACACGGAGAACAAGGACGAGGGGCTGGCGGCTGGTGTTGGGCCGGGCTGGGTGAATGGTGCGGGGTACGTGGCCGGGGTCGGTATCTCGTGGCGCGAGGGCAGTAAGCTGAAAAAGATCTACGTGCCCGTGCGACACCCGGACACGGAAAATTTCGACAAGGATCAGGTCGGGCGGTGGTTCACTGATATCAGCCGCAAGCGACGCGTGGTGTTCTTCAACGCGGGCTACGATATCGGCTGGATGCAGACTGACTTGAAGGTGCCCCCGCCTCCGACGATCGACGACGCCTCGTGCGCCGCGTTCATGATCGACGAGAACCACGAGGACCTGAGTCTCGACGGCGTGTGCGCATGGCGGGGGGTGCCCGGCAAGGACCTGACAGCGCTGCGCGAGACGGCGGTGATCTACGGCGTTCCGGCCGCCAAGGCGGTCGCGAATATCTGGCGCTTTCCCGCGCGCTACGCTGCGGCGTACGGATCGCAGGATCCCGAGAGCACGCTGCTCGCGATGGAGGACATGCGCCCGGAGCTGGCCCGTCAGGGTCTGCTTCGGGCCTACGACGTCGAGATGCGGCTCGTGCCGCTGATCCACGCGATGCGTCGGAAGGGTATTCGGGTCGATATAGACCGGGCGACGAGACTTCGCGACGGTTTGCGGGAACGTTCCCTGAACGTTCTCTCAAAACTTGGTGAAAGGTTAGGTCTGCGCCGCGCGGCCACGCTCGAGGAGGTGCGGTCGCGGGACACGCTGATCCAGTGGTTCACCACGGAGAACGTGCCGTATCACATGGAGATGCGCGAGGACGAGACGGAGACGGCGGCGTTCACCAAGAACTGGATGCGGCGGGCCGAGCACTGGCTGCCGAGGATGGTGGCGGAGGCGAAGCAGTGTCACGAGTTCGCGGACAAGTTCGTGCAGAGCTTTCTCCTGGACTTCGCGAGCGGCGGGCGCATCCACGCGTCGATCAACCAGTGGAAGTACGAGACCGACGAGAAGTCGCGGGCTGGCACGCGGTCGCATCGTCTGTCGTACTCGGACCCGCCGCTCCAGCAGGCTCCCTCCAGGGGCGAGCCGTTCGACGGATGGGAGCTGACGGGCGAAATCGCCGTGGAGTATCGGTCGTGCTTCCTGCCGGAGGAGGGCGAGCTGTGGTTCTCGCCGGACTACTCGCAACAGGAATATCGTCACATTGTAAACGACGCGGCAACCAAGAAGTGCGACAAGGCGGACGAGGCGGTCGAGCTGTATCGCAACGACCCGAAGACGGACTTTCATCAGCTCGTGGTGAATTGGACCGGGCTCGGTCGTCGCCACGCCAAGGACTGTAACTTCGCGAAGGCGTTCGGGGCCGGGATACCGAAATTCGCCACCATGATCAGCAAGCCGCTCGAGGAGGCGGCCACGATCATGGGCACCTACGACACGGAGCTGCCGTTCGTGTCGCAGTTGAACAAGCTGTGCGCACGGCTGGCGGAGAAGCGCGGATACATCGTCATGTACGACGGCGCGCGCTCACACTTCGATCAGTGGGAGAGCAAGTGGCTCCCCAAGGAGGAGTGGAAGCGCGGCCGGGACGAGGGCTGGGCCATGTGGCCGTGCGACTTCGAGGAGGCGCAGGAGCGGGCCTCCACGGAGGGTCATCCGTGGAAGGGTCGTCAGCTCCGGCGGGCGTACACGCACAAGGCGATGAACCGCCGGATACAGGGCAACGCCGCGCGCCAGATGAAGGCCGCGATGGTGACCTGCTACGAGGAGGGGCACACGCCGCTCCTGCAGATGCATGACGAACTCAGTTTCTCGCTTCTTGATCCTGTTGCCGGATCGAGGATCGAGGAGATCATGCGGACGGTGTACGAGTGCCGCGTGCCGTTCCTCGTGGACGCCGAATGGGGTCCCACGTGGGGCGAGGCCAAGCACGACCACGCCGGGGCGCAAGCCCAACTTGCCGCCCGGGCACCCAAGCCAGCCGCCCCCGGGCGACTGGCAGGGGCCGACACACTGGTATCCAGTGCGGTGCAGCACGGCACCCAAGCCAGCCGCCCCCGGGCGGCTGGCAGGGGCCAAAAACGGCCCAAGAAAGGGGCCTGAGGACCTCCAGGGTGCGCCCGGGCCGGGCGGCTGGGGCGCAAGTGCCATTATATAGGGGCCGTGCTGGGCGGTCCGCCCCGGGGCCAGCCCGGGGGCCAGAAAACCCTTTGCTACGGGTAGCAAATCAGGCTATTCTGGGGGCCGTTACCCCGTCGACCCCGGGCAAAGCTCCCCACGTTTCGAGCAGGGTCCTAACGGCAACACCAGCCGTTTTGTTTTGCAGGGTCCCGTATCAGGATCGTCGCTCGCAGGCTCGCCTCCATCAAGGCACCTCAGGGGCGCAGTGCCCGGGTACACAGTGTCCAGTCCGCTCAGTCTGCGCTCGCAGCATGCGGCCAAAACAAACGGCAGGCGCAACGGGTAGGCAGTCATCTCAAGGTTCATCCGCCATCGGGGCGGGCGCAAGGTGGCTACACTGGTTTCCCGGCCGTTAGCTAACACTCCGCCACTTCACTGTGTCACGGGGGTCTGATCCGCGCCGATAGCAAGGCGCACACACGAATTGCAAGTTTCCGGGCGTCCGTCATATACCGACGCTCGGTGCCGTGCAATTCCGCACGATAGGAGAAGACTGTGATGTCTACATTGAAAGCACTCCCGAAGAAACAGTGGAACCGAAACTCGAAGACACCGATTATCGAGGTTCAGGCTCTGCTCTCGCCGGTCATCGTCGTCGAGGACACGCCGATAAATCGCGAGTTGGCGATGACGCTCGCCCAGACATTGTTCGACAAGTCCCGCGAGCCACACGAAGTCATCGTGTGGAAATGCGGACGAGGTCAGGGCATCTTCAAGCGCACCACCGGGCACTGCTACGGATAATTGGGGATCGTCATGTCAAAACAAGTAATCATCCAACTGCGCCGGTGGGAACTGGCGCAGTATCGCTACGGAAATCAGCCCAAGTAGAACAACAGGAGCCTGTGATGGCAAAGCATCTTACATTCGAAGGCGTCAAGGGATACGCGACCTACGAGACGGCGCGGAAGCGCGGCGAGGAGGTTGCCGCCGCGCGCGGCAACGTTGACTATCGTTGGGTCGTGATCGCGCTGCCATCTGGCAGGTTCGCGCCGATGGTGATCATCAACAACAACGTGCCGAGCGGCCCGGGAATATTTCTCGGCGAGCGCAATCTTTGCATGGCGAACTAAGGGAGCGGAAGATGACTGTAAACGAGAAGCTGATCGACAAGATCCGCAAGCTGCGCGCCAAGGCGCGGGGCACGAACAACGAGGCCGAGGCCGCAGCATTCGCGGCCAAGGTACAGGAACTGCTCGCCGAGCACGGCCTGAGCGAGACCGCGCTCGGGTCAGACAAGACCGAGGAGGAGTCGATCGGGCGGACCGATCACAAGTTCAGTGGCTCCCCGGCGCGTCAGGTCATGCTGCGCGCCGTGTGCAAGTTCTATATGTGCATCGCGATCCGCAACACGAGCGGGCCGTGGATCATCGTGGGCAAGCCGACCAACGTGATGGTTGCGATCGACATGTTCGAGTATCTGCTCAGCACGGTGGTCCGCATGTCCAACACCTACGCTCGGGAGAACCCGGGCGGGAACAAGATAGACTGGCGTCGCGGCTGCATGTCGAGGCTGGCCGAGAGGCTGGACAAGCTGCGACGCGCCGAGCTCGAGAAGAAGCAGGAGCGCCACGCCGGAGGCGGCGCGGCCAATCTGCCAGCCCTGATACACGACGAGGGGCGCGCGGCGGCGCTCTGGATGAAGCAGAATATTCAGACGACGACGCACACCACGCGCGTCAAGCAGGGCGACGATGCGGCGCGTGGTCGTGCCGCTGCCGAGGGCATCGGTCTTCATCGTCAGGTCGGCGGCGGAGGCGGACGGCTCATGATTGGGAAGCAGTAGTTCATCGACGGTGCGCTGGCGTTCAGACCCCAGCGCACACCGATGCACTTCCGCATCACAGCACAGGAGAAGACCATGACCAAGAAGCTAGACCCGAAGGCCAAGATCGTCGTCCTCAAGAAGGACATCCCGTTCCGCACCGGAACTGCCGTGCACAAGCGGGCGCAGGCCGTGTACACCGGCCGCACGGTGGAAGGTGCGCTCAAGAGAGGGGCGCGCACTTCCACCGTGCGCTGGCTCGTGACCGGGCGCTACGTGAAGGTCGCGGCATAATGGGCCGCAAGCGCCAGTCCCGTCCGACCTCGCGTCGCGAGCGCAAGACGGGTGTGTCGCCGTATCAGAAGTACGGAAAGTCCGAGTACAAGTACTCGCACCAGAACGCGAAGGTGGCGCAGAAGGGCAAGCGCTGATGCTCACGTTCACGTTCCGGGAGGCGGCTCTGGCCGCCTCCGTACTCGTCATCATCTTCATCCTGCTGCGCTGAGCGGCATCAACTGGGAGTGATCCACATGAAGACACTGAAGGTAGCGTTCCGCGGCGTCGTCGCCAACAAGAAGACCTACGAGGTCATCATCACCAAAAACACCACGGACTACGACCCCGGCCAGACCATGACCGAGGTAGAGGTCGCGGCGTTGTGCAACAACCCGTGCTGGGATGTCATCATCCTCGGCGCGAAGCGGGAGGGCTGAGCGATGGCGCTGCCAAACAAGAAGGCGCGGGCAACCGGGCTGAAGAAGGGCGACCGCGTCCAGACGAACGGGGCTTTTGTCGCACTCTTCTCGAAGGGTGCGACAAAACAGTGGCGCGGCGTGCTGCTGCGCCCGCACGCGCTCATTCAGGTCTCGTGGCACGTGCGCGTGGACAGCGTCGGGCCGGAGCAGGTTCTGCATCACAGATATCTCGAGAAGGAGCAGGGGAAATGAGAGCGATAGCGTGGCACTACATACCGGCGCAGCCGGACAAGATCCTGCCGGAGCAGTGGCAGGCCCGCGTGGAGGAGCGCAGCGTGGCGGCGGTTATGCGCAAGACAGTGCGAGGATCGTGGCGCGGAGAGTTCACCGTGCTGATGGTGCCTCCTGACGACGCGGCCGCGCCGTACATGGCGACGCTGGTCGGGTTCACGCTGGAGGCCGCCAAGGCCTCCACCAACGAAGATCTCCGGGCTCTGGGGTGGTAATCATGGCAAAATCAGCAGGCAAGAAGATGGTCGAGGCGGCTGCTCGCAAGGGCAAGATCGCGTTCACGCCGCTCTTCGGAGACGTTGGTCCAGCCATCGCGGCGACGACGCCGAAGCGCAGCAAGACAGAGTCACTGTCCCCGGCCGGGCACGTGTCCCTGCGCTGGACGGACGACACGGTGCCCGGCACGGGCTGGATCTCGACGACGACACCGAAGGGCGAGCGGGTTCCGGCCCGCATCCGCCTGTCCAGCCGCAACTCCGACGGCTCGTACTCCTACTTCTGCTATCGCGACGCCGACGGCATCGCGATCGCGAAGTCGCTGGACGAGGCGAAGCGCAAGTGCGAGATAGGCAAGCAGCCGAAGCTCTCCGACAACGTCCTCCGGTACGTGGAGGATCACCCACTGGACATCCCGTGGTGGCTGAAGCTGACAGATAAGGAGCGCGCGGCCATCCGCGCTCAGTATCCCTACGCGGCACCCCCCGCATCACGGGTCGATCGCGTGCTGAGTAGTATCGTAAAGAAGGGGAGGAACGGGGGGCCTGACCTAAGCGACCCGGGCACCCAGAAGCTGCTGGCCGAGATGGCGGCGAAGGAGGCCGCAGGAGCTACTGCGGCGGCTACCGGGCGTGTGGCCGCAAAGCCCCGTACCACAGCGCTGGAGACGGCCGAGGGGCGGCTGGTGCGGCTAAAGGAGGGCAACCCCAAGAAGCCGGGCACCTGGGCGCACAAGCGGTGGGAGGCATTGTTTGCGGCCTGTGATAAGCCCGCTTCGGCTTATCGCTTGGCTGGCGGCAATCTGGAGACGCTGGCGAACGCCATCAGCAAGGGCTACGTGAAGATCGAGGTGGGCGGCGAGGAGCCGACGAAACAGAAACCCAAGAAGGGAGGCAAGTGATGCCCAACATGAAAGCCAAGATCGAGACCACGACGCGCGTGGTCACCACCAAGAGCCACGAGCTCCGGATCAGCAACGAGTTGATCCTCGCGCTACTGCGCAACGCCGGGGCTCGGGTGCCGTCCGACGCGGAGGTTCACTTCCACGTGCCGGGTGGCGGTAACTGGTCGAACACCTCGATCGAGGTCTCGGACGAGGACCCGGTGCACGTCACCTGGAAGGACGAGAACGAGTACGAGGAGGACGACACGCTGGAAGTCCTGCTCGAGAAAATACAGAAGGGAGGCGAGTGATGGCCCTGATATACAGATGGTCGCAGCACGTGCGAGCGCACTGCGTCGGTGACGATTGCGAGGGGTGCTTCCTGTGCGAGGGCGGACTGCTGCTGTGCACGGTCTGCGGCGGCGCGGAGAGCAGCGCGCCGACCGAGTGCCCGGGGCGCGTGCTGACACAGGCAGAGTGCGAGTGGGTCAGCGACGGGCGCGTGGACTTTACGGTGAAGCGCGGGTGGCACGACCCGCGCGTAGTGGCTGGAACGATAACAGGGAGGACACCGAGCGATGCCTGAGTGCAAGAACTACCACAGACCATGCACGCGAGAGTGCAGCGGGGCGACGTACTGCCCGCACGACGTGGAGCGGCCCGAGTACGTCTGTGGCAACTTCTGCAAGATGGTTTTCTACGGTCGCGCCGGATGGCCGCACAACAGCGAGTGGATCGTGCCGGGCACGATCACCGACGAGGAGCGGGTGTGATGGCGCGCATCGTGACAGTGTATCTCAAGGGACCGTGGTCTCGTCCAGGACATCACTCTGGTGATGACTGGGATCGTGGCATCGTGCACGTTCAGACGAAGGATGGTGTCACATTGGCCGACAACGAGTACGGTGCCAACGTGCGCACGTATCCGGTCGGCAACATAGCACGCATAGAGGAGACAGGGCATTGGTGAGTATCAGGCAGACGAGCACCAAGTACCGGGGGCGCAAGGCCGAGACGTACGACGCGATGCGCCAGAAGCAGGTGCGCTGGAAGATCGAGAACGAGACCGTGGAGCGCATGCTCCGCGAGATAAGGCCGCACAGCGTGCTGGACTGCCCGATTGGCACGGGGCGGTTTCTGCGGCTGTATGCCGATCTGAGCGTGCGCGAGGTGATAGGCGTCGACAGTAGTGACGAGATGCTGCGGCTGGCACGGCGCAAGGTGCCGCGCTCCATGAAGCAGCACGCCAAGGTGAGGCTGGAGGTCGGCGACGCGCGGAAGCACGACTGTGTCGATCAGCGCGTGCACTGTGTCGTGTGCGTGCGCTTTCTCGACCTGATCGAGGAGGAGGCTATGCACGCGGTCATGCAGGAGATGATGCGTGTCGCTGACAAGTTGATCGTGCTGACCATTCGCTTCGGTCCGAAGTACGTGCCGAAGTCGAACACTGCGACGCACGACAGCAAGAAATTCTTGTCGCTTGTACGACACTCCAAGTGGATCGTCGTAGAACGGGTGCCCGTGCTCAACGCGGGCTGGGAGATCGTGAGGCTGGGAAGATGAAGAAGAAACAGGAGCCGAAGGATGGTGAGTACTGGGTCGTCCGACTCAGCGGGGGCGATAGAGAAGTTGTTCTCGTCACTGGCCATCGCATCTATCCCTGCGGCGATGAGGAGGGTTATCTTCTCGTGAACCTAAGACAGGTCGAGTGGATACGGAGGATCAGGCTGTGAGCAAGAGACCAATGACACTGTGCGTGTCGTCGCCGTTCGAGATCACGATGACACAGCGCGCGCAGAACGACACGTGGCGCGCATTCTTGCAGGGCGGCACGAACCACTCGGCGCAGGCCGGGACGCTGCCCTATATTATCCGGCGATGCGAGCAGGAAGGCGTGCCTTTCATGTTGAAGGCGCATCCGGGTCTCGGCTACTGGATCGAGCCGCAGGAGAAGAAGTGATGCAGACCTTTCTCCCTTATCCAGACTACGTTGCTTCGGCGCGCTGTCTCGACAGGCTGCGACTGAACAAGCAGCGCAGCGAGTGCTGGCAGATCGCCACGGCGCTCACCGTGTCGGGTGCGCCTTACACGCGGCATCCGGCCGTGCTCATGTGGGAGGGGCACGTAGGGTCGCTATGCATGTACATGGAGGCCGTGATCGACGAGTGGCGTCGACGTGGCTACCGGAACACGATCCAGATACCGTGGATGCTGGACACGGGGCGGTCTCCGCCTCCATGGCTGGGAGACGCGATGTTTCACGCCTCGCACAGGAGTAACCTCCTGCGCAAGGACGCGAGACACTACGGCAGGTTCGGCTGGAAGGAACGGGCGGACCTGGAATACGTGTGGCCGAAGTCGACCGGACAGTCGACAATGAAGAAGGAGACAGACGGAATGACGAGCAAGCTGATTGCACTGCCCAAGGATCTGCTGAAGACCGACCTAGCTGGTCTTCAGAACCTTCACTCTGACATGCTGGCGACGGCGTCGGACGTGGCGTTCGAGCCGCCGCCGGAGTTTCTGGTGGAGCTCGAGACGCCGGAGCAGGCCCGAGTGATCGTGGAGGGCCTCCACGCGGCTCTCCAGAAGCACCTTGCAGCGGACGACAAGAAGAAGGATACTAAGTCCTCGAAGAAGACTGAGACAACCGAGCAGAAGACCGCTCGGCTGAAGGCAGCACGCCTCGAGAAGGAGGCGACCGACAAGGCAACCCAGAAGCCCGCGGACAAGCCGACGGGCAAGCAGCAGAAGGAGAAGACCGTGGCCAAGAAAGCGAAGAAGGCAGTTGCCAAGAAGAAGGCGTCGAACAATGCTCGCGCCGGAGTCGACACGAGCAAGAAGATCACGTGGCTCGGCGCCGGCGGCGACGCCAAGGACCTCGGCGCCCGCGAGGGCAGCGAGCGCCACGAGCGCCGCAAGAAGTTGAAGGCCGCCAGCGGCAAGACCATCGAGTCCTACGTCAAGGGCGGTGGCAGCATCGCGACGCTGAACCGCGCCGTGTCCGAGAAGATCGTGAAGGTGGCGTGATCCCCGAGCCGAGGGTTTGAGCCTCGGCGAATGGACCGTGTAGTTCCGAGCGGTTCGGGAAATCGGGACAGGGAGGCGGGGCCGCGAGGCCTCGCCTCTTCTTGCATTTTCAACAGGAGCAGGAAACATGACCAAGCAGAGACCCGACATCGACATGAAGATCGTTGCCGAGATCGATCGGCTTCTCACGGGGGCCAGCACCGACACGAAGGCCGAGATAGCGGCGCGGGCGCTGCCCGGGCGCATCAGGGCGTTCAGCCCGCACTTCGCGGCGTTGTCGCCCACGACGCAGCAGCGACTCGCGGAGAGCACTGCCACCATGATGCAGGGACGCGGCGACGTGGTCTCCGCAACGGGCATCACCGCCGCGATCGCTATCAACTGGTGCGAGGCGCAGGGACGGGACTACACCGTGGCGCGGCGCGGTGAGAAGTACACGGTGATGGTGGAGGCGAGCCGATGAAAAGGATCACAGAGTACGTGGTCGTGCGCGTGGTCGCACTCGTCATCGCGATCTTCACAATGACCACGATGGTCTTCGTGATCATCGCGGTACTACAGGGCGTCGCGCACTACAGGGCGTCGTGTCTCCAGATGACGGTCGACAACACAGGAAGGTGTCAGCGATGACAACGAAACCGAAGGACGACGTCACGGTCATGCGCGTGATCACGCCGCCACCGTCTCTCCGGGACGGAATTCCCGAGAGCGGTGGTCTTCTCATGAACGGCTCGTGGAGTGACGCGTGCCAGCACGACTACGACAATCTTCTGCACGGCTGCGCTATCAAGAGACCGGAGAGCGGCTGGGTCCCGGCCTGTCTGCGCGAACTTGGCTACACGTGGCAGCAGGCGTGTCAGCAGGCGTGTCAGGCACCGCAGACCAAGCGCATGCATCTCTGCAACGAGGTCGTGCGCATGTCGAGGCGCAAGAACGACAAGCTCCTGTCCGAGATCGAGCAGGAGGCGCTCGGCAGCGCGGTCTACCGGAAGGGCGCAACGGGCGGTGGACACGACGCGCGCGGCACGATGGCGCAGATGATGCTGACGATGAAGGACCACGACACGTTCCTGCTACCGGGCACGAAGGTCGAGGTTGCCGCCGACGCGTGCAAGAAGGTTCTGCTGGAGATGTACAAACTGACGCCAGAGAGCTACGCGGCGCTACCCTGGAAGAAACAGAACCGGATCTACGACGAGATGATGCGAACCATCAAGCGCTGTCTTCGCAAGAAGGGTGTGATCGAGAAGAAGGGAACACTATGCGTCGAGGACGACGAGGCGCAGGCTGAGCGCACGCGGCTCCACGCCGAGCTGCGTGCTTGGGCGATCGGTGATCTGCGCCTCGAGCATCCGCAGGGCAGCAGCTATCATCATCTCGTGGACTACGACGCGACGCACGGGCCTGCGCCAGACGGGAGCAACGACACGATGCGGGAGCTGACCGCGCTGTACGGCGAGCCCGAGAAGTTCGTCGTAGAGCGGGACTGGGCGCGAGCCTTCTCCGGCTACGACCTGAGCGAGGGCGAGTGCCCGATGCCGTTCGAGCACTGCGTCTTCGAGTTCCGCATCAGTGGTGTGAGGGTATTGGCCTTCACCCGAGAAGAGTCGGGCGTAGGCCAATTGATGTACTGCGTCTACGGTCGCGGAGGTGTGTGGGTCGTCGACGACTACTGCTACGTCGTGGACGGCCCGAGCATGCGACGAGAGACGCACCACCCGAAGTACAACATCGACCGCTGCGAGTTCCCACGCGTGAACCGTCTGGTGTGGGACAACATCCGCGTGGCAGTCATCATGGTCGACGCCGACATCGCGGAGAGCACGCGGCGAGAGCCCGGCGACGGCCTGAACAAGAAGCGCCAGCGGGAGGGACGCCCCCCGCTGCGCAATCACTACGTCATCGACCTGAAGCGAAGGCACAGACCATCGAGCAACGTGTCAGGACACGTCGCACGCGCCGGAGTCGGGGGCTACCGCCAGCGCGGGCACTTTCGGCGCGGGAACTGGTTTCACTACGACAACCCGGAGAGCGGGAAGGTGGTGTACGTCGACGACGGCGGGTTCTTCAAGTCCCGCACGTGGCGGTCGTGGTATTTCGCCGGTGATCCCGAGAACGTGATCGAGAAGGAGTACAGGCTATGAGAGCGGTCGAGGCACTGGGAATGTTCATGCAGATCCTGCGAGGCAGGTCCAGCTCCATGAAGGACGCGTACGAGCTGCACGTGTCGAAGAAAGATTACGCGGCGGCGCGGGCCGCGTACGACGCAGAGCTGACCTACCCGACGCTGCCGTGGCGGCCCATCGCCGAGCTCGCGGATCGGTACGAGAACGGGCTCCTGCTGCTCGCGCCGGAGCTCGTAGACCTGGACTGCAACCCGAGCGGGGTGGGGATGGGATACTGGCAGGACGACGGGTTGACGTGGAGCATGACGCAGGAGGAGTGCGACAGGCTTGATGACAGCGAGGACTGGGGCAGCTGGATGGCGTGCAAGTGGTCGATGACGAACGACGAGTGGTCACACGTCGTGTGCACGCCGACGCACTATCTCAAGCTGAGGGGAGCGACGTGATGTTCAGGAAGATCGACGACTGGATACTGACACGGGCGCAGGCCGCGTATCTCTGGCTGCTGGACGAGACCGGTGTGTATGTCGCCACGTGCTCGGTGGTCGTGTACATGCTCGGAAAGGCCGCGTGGTACACGACGCGGACTACACCGATCTGGTGGGTGGACACGGTGTTTCTCGTGGTTATGATGGTGCTGTTCTCAGCGAGCTGGGCCACGCAGCACGCCGGAAGGGAGGAGACGTACAATGCGCAGGCGCGCGAGTGGCGAGACGGTGCGGCGCGACGCGTGTTCATGATAGTATGGATCGCGTTCGTTGTCGGTGACGTCGCGGGAGCCACGTCTACGGCGCGTCTTGCGTGTGATCTGGTGAACGACATCACGTCGTGGATCGCGCTGCTCGTAATACCGACGGTGCAGATCAGGAAGCGCGAGCCGCCGGAGAAGACAGTGCTCGCACCGGCCAGAGGAGGAGTGTGAATGGGATGCTTCGCCTACTGCCAGACGCCGGGCTGCGAGCTCGGGCTAGACGCGCCGACTGCACGAGAAGACATGAACGGCGAGTGGCTGTGTCCGCGTGGTCACGCGCAGCCGCGCAGCCGCGCAACCAGCACATGTCGGTCAATGAGTGGGTCATCGACATCGACGATCGACTGCGAGAACTGGAGAAGAAGCGTGGCACAGAGTAAGGAAAGACGCGCGCTGCTGGAGCGCGTTCGGGACGACATACACCACGGCGACGTCAGCAAGCGAAACGTGCTGCGCCTGATTGACGTGGTGTTCGAGATGGAGCAGGAGATCGAAAGGCTGGAGCGGCGCGTGTATGCCGACGCGAGATAAAAGAGGGACCGAAACCCCGGGCGGGTTTCGGTCCCTTTTTCTTTGCCCTGTCGGCGGTATCTGGGTAGGGGTGAGACGGGGCCTAGGGGCCGCGCGCGGGACGCCGGGCAGGCTTGGGCCACACCGGCCCGGCCGACGCATGAGCGGGCTCCTCTGCGCGGCTCAGGGGTACGCTGGCAGCTACGGCAGGGGCCGCCAGCAGGCACCGCGCCACGTCGGGCCAGTCCCATCGGGCGGGGCCGCCTTGGTGCACCGTGGCGTGAGCCCGCACCACGGGGCTCCTCAGGCCGTTGGCACGGGCCTCCCGGGCGAGGTTGCCGGGCAGCATGTGCAGCTCGTCGGCTGGAGGCCCGCGTCTTGGGCCTCCTTGGTTTCTGCGGCGCACGCCGATCCAGACACAGCAGCCGAGGCGCACGCTGCGCTCGATCCAGCTCTGCTGGAACTGGTCGAGTTCGACCGCCCAGCCGTTCGTGCGCTTGAATTCCACCCATCCGGACAGTCCGCCGTCGTGCTGCCAGTGGCTGTCTGGGATGCCCTGTCCCGTTCCTCCGGTCTCGATGCTCGTCCAGAAGAACTCGGGGAGGTGAGTGCGGAAGATGGCGCGGAGGCCGTCGTCGGGGCGGCTCACGAGCGCGTCTCCGTGCTCGTGATCGGTAGCATCTCCATCATGATCCTCTCGGGCAGTCCCCAGCAGTGCTCTCCGGCCAGACGCAGCGTGATCTCCGTCTTCCAGGACTTGGTCGCGCGTCGCGACTTGTCGGGCAGCGGCCTGATCTCGCGAGCATACGCCTCCAGGGCGGCGCGCAGCTCGACGCGTCGCTCGTGGCTCATCGTGAAGAAGTCGCGCACGAACTCGCGGCGCAGGCTCCGGATAGAGGGAGCCGGGCGAGGGAAGCGCACGAGATCCTCAGGCTCGACGCCGCGAGGCACGCGTCCCGGGGGCATCTTGCGATCTCGCTGCTTGATCACGGTGCACATGACCGTTCCGTCGCTGGCGCGCAGAACCGTCAAGTTCCTGTGTATGCGCGCGAGGAAGCGCACGGTCTCGACCGTGATATTCGCCACCTCGGCTATGTCTCGCTCGTCGCGGCCGAGCTCCAGCATTCTCGTGACCAGAGGCACGCGACTATCGACGGGAGGCTCAATCATCTGGCGGCCTCCGTCGTGCGGAAGCGATGGTTGCGGGCGCACACGCGCTCCCGCTGAACAGCGCCGTCCACTCTGGCGGTGCGGAGTACTCGGGTGGGACGATCACAGGTCGGGCACTGCACCGACGCCGTGCCGCGTCCCGGGGTGATGCGCAGCGCGCGGGTCTTGCGCGGCCTACCTACCAGACCACCCGGAGAGGTGGTCCGGCGGACCTTTCGGGGCTTCTTCATCTTCCTGCTCACTGCACCCTCTCGATCGTGACGCGCCAGCGCCCGGGCTGGAGGGACATGCTCTGTATCACGGAGCCGCTGATCACGTACTGGAGCGAGGCGTGCGCGGGCACGTCCTTGATCAGCACGAGCGGCTGCGCAGCGACCTGAACGGTCGTCACGATCGGGGCCTCGGGGCCGTACCACGGAGCGTAGTGACACCTGACCGGGGCCTCGTCTGCCCTGGAGCATCTGTCGGTGACCAGCGTCGCGCCCAGAACAACTCCCATGATTATCAATATTCTCATCTACCTCTCCTTCTGCACTGCTTGCACAGATGTTATCGACAGCCGACGCGGATCCAGCCGAAGAAAGTTCTGAGAACGCGCTCCGCGTTCTCAGAAACCGGGCTCAGGTCTATCACGTTCTCGTCGCAGCCCTCGGCATCGCAGACTGCGTAGTTTCGGCCGTGGCCATTGATGTGAATGGACATCAGTATCCTCTGCTGCGGCGTGCTTCCTGCGCGTCGGCGACACGCTCCAGGGCCAGCAGGAAGCGCTGAGCGATGAGGAGCAGCGGGTCAGCGACGCCGAGAACCATGCTCGCGACCTCCTCGGTCTCCTCCTTGCTCCTCTTGTTCTGCGCGCCGAGCACCACGACGCACGCCAAGATCTTTGTGCGAATGTCCTGGAAGTCTCGGTCGAAGTCCTTGTCCGTAGCCATGTTATGTCTCCTCTCCGCGCAGACCAGCGGCGGCACACCATCGAAGAAAGAACTCTTCGATGGCGCTGAGCGCGGCCTGCTCGGTCGTCGCGTGGCCGCGTGGGTAGCCCCGAAGCTGCTCGCTCACGAGCGAGAGCTCCCAGAACCAGAGACCACTGTCGGAGATCGGCGCGTGATAGTAGCCGATCTTCGCGCGCAGCGAGTAGACGGTGTGGAACCGGCCCTCCTTCTTGGTGTTCAGGCCCGTGGTCTCGACACGCTTTGTGATCTGCGAGGGCTCGTCGTTGATGCGACCCTTGACCAGAGTAGAGCGTTTCTTCTTGATAGAACCAAGAACTCTTTTCGTAACAGGCGCTCGTTTCTCGAGATGCCTGAAGTTGCTCTCGTCCACCATCACGTGATCTCCCAGTCCGCGTTAAGTTTTTTCCAAGCCTTATCAAGCCCGAACATCTTGCCGCACTTGTCGCAGCGCGTAACGCCCAGAGTGCAGCCGAACGAGAACGTGCTCGCGTGGTCACAGGCCGCCTGTCTCGCGAGCACGCTCGCTCTACGTTGTCGTTCTATCCACCATGTCCAGGGCCAGCGCATCAGTATCTCCTCAGCACGTGGTTGATCCGGCCCCTGCGCGCCATCTTGCTCAGGTGGGCGCGATAGCGACGCATGAGACGGCGGGATTTCTTGTAAAGAGCGTTCGTAATCACATAGAAGCGGCGCATGTCACGCTCGTTGTATCTGAGAACGAACGAGCCCGAGATAACGTCCTGGGAGACGCCGACCACGGATGCGAGCTCAGATTGAACTATTCTCGTGAGTTCCTGCGCATCTATCTCGCGTCTCAATTTGGAGGAGCTCACGATGTGACCTCCTCCAGCCGTATCCAGCCGCGACGCAGCGCCCCCCGCACGTCGCGCTGACGGGCTCCTCGGGATCTACACTGCTCGATGGTGAAGTGCTTCTTGAACGAGCGCTCGAAGCGGCGGTAGGCGTCGGTGTTCGGCTTCCTCGGATTAGCCACGACGTGGCTGATCCGCGGCTGCCGACGCACCTGAGGCCGCCCGTTAGATCTCCACTGAAGGAGCACGCTCTGGCATTGCATGATTGGTCTGCCAAGTATGCGCTCGATAAGCAGGCGCGAGCCTCTCGTGTTGATCCTGAGAAGGCTCAGGATCAGGTCGGCCTGACCAAGACCGTGATCGTGGAGCGCGTACGGCATGGACCTGCCCAAGGGCAGGTCCAGGTCGCGGCGGACGAGGTACGACACGACCGGGTCTCGGTCTACGTAGGCGATGGCCGGGAGGTAGCGAGCTAGGATCATGAGCGCGACTCCCTCGCCATCCACGAAACGACGTACGGGCGAATGCGGTCAAAGTCCTCGGGGTACTCGAACAAAGATGAATTCGTCACGAGATCCTCGGTGACGAGCAGATGCGTCGTGGCACGCAGCTTCTCGGGAGTATTGTAGTAGCCGTTGGCCTTCGCCGCGTCGAGCTCGGTGTAGACCTCGCGACGGAGGAGCTCGTCGTGGCGAACACGGCACACCTTGTTCCAGTGTCCGCTGTACACGAGCATCTCGATCTCCTGTTGCTCCTGAAACGTCAAGTCGTCACGCTCCACGCAGTCAGAGGCGCGGAGCACGAGGCCGTAGTCGAGGCCGAGGCGCTGCGCGAGGGCGAGGTATGGGTAGGAGGTGCTGTCTGGGGCAATCACTGCTTGGTCTCCTTCTTCTTGCTCTCCTCGTTCTGCTTTTCGAGCATCTTCGTTATCGGATGGTTGCGTATCGCGTCGTGCCACTCCTCCAGTGTCTGGCGCTGAACCAAACCGTTCTTGATCTTGGACATCTTTGGTCTCCTGTGCTAAGGCGGCTGATTTGCTACCCGTAGCGCAGGCTGGCCCAAATCACGGGGGCGGGGCAAGCCACAAGTGTCCGGCATTTTGGCGTGTGTTATGGGTTGTGCGGCAACCCGTAGTGGCGCTTGGTCCGCACTTAAAAGCGGTTGTGCTATCGGTTGTGGAGCAACCTCTGGTGATCGGGGGTGGCCGCTTGTATTGTAGATCGTAATTAGAGTGAAAAAGGCAATACCGATGCGCGCGAGCCCCGTATCATGTTTAATTATGATATTGTGATATTGCCTCGCGTGCGGGGAATGAAGACGATCCTCGCGCGTGTGAGGCAATATTTCAATATTTCAATACGGGCTTGCCAACGGCCCCGGAGGTGGCGTAGTAGCCTGAGCCCAATGGCACCGCGCAAGGCAAAGCTCTTCTGGGCAGCACTCACCGTCGGGTACGGCGACGAGCAGCGCGCGATGTACTCGGTGACAGATCTCGTCGTCGACGCCTACAACCCACAGATGAAATCACGCGGGACGTCCCGCTCAGTCCTTCCAGGATATCTGCTCGTCAAGCTGCGCCGGGGCCAACACCTCGGCGAAGTTTCGAGGGCGAAGCACGTGACGGGATATCTCGGCGAGGTGGATCGGGCTGACGTCGAGTGGATACGCTCTCTCGAGAACTCCGCCGGGTACGTCGAGCCTGACAAGGTGGCGAGCCCCCCGACCTTCGCGTTCGGGGACCGGGTGATGGCCTTGTCCGGCGTCGCCAAGCACTGCGCGGGCGAGTATCGTGGCCTAGACCGAACCAACTACGACGACGCGAGGATACTGTTCCGCGTGCTGGGCCGCGAAGTTCGCGTCTCGGTGCCGCGTCGCGATCTGGTACTCTCCGCGTAGGAGGGTGCTGTCATCGGCCAGAACTGAGCGCCCGGGACATCCGGGTGCGGAGCCTCGGCCAAATTCAAGAACCGCAAGCACTTAGATGCGTTCCACGCATCGTGCAGAAGGATCTGGGATGCATACACAGATAGAACGAAGAGGCAGGAAGGGAGCAGGGCCGACGCCCGGGTCTTTCAAGCCAGGAAACAAGGCGGCCACTCGTGCTCCAGGCAAGATGCCGATGGGTCGCTTCATCACTGCTCAGCTGATCCGTTTGATGCAGGAAGAGATCCCCGACCCGAACGACAAGGCGAAGATCAAGGCGCGAGCGAAGCGTGTCTATTTCTTCTGCCTCACGCTCGTGAACGCCGCGATCGCGGGCGACACTGCCGCGCTGAAGATGGTGATGGATCGTATCGAGGGCACGCCGATCAGTACGATGAACCTCAAGGTGACAGACGATCCGGATAATATCACTCCCGAGGAGATGGGAGCGCTGGCGGAGACGCGCGAGAAGCTCAAGACCATGACGCGCGACGAGAAGCTGGAGTTGTACAACCGGCTGACCAGCAGCAGCGAGACGCGTGGGGAGGCGTGAGAAATTTGTCGACCCGATCGACACTCGCGTCAACAGGTGGCTCGATCTCGCCGACCCGGATCCTGGATCGAGTGACGCCGAGTGGCTGCGCGTGCGAAAGGCGCGAGAGGTCGAGCTGGATCTCTGCGCCGAGGACAAGATCTACTGGTTCAATACTTGGGTCAAGACGTACAATCCCAAGCTCGTTGGTCTGCGAAGTCCGTGGCTCCCGTTTGATCTTTTCCCGAAGCAGGAGGAGTTCATACGATGGTTCGAGCGTCTGTCCGCGAACAAGGAAGACGGACACTGCGACAAGAGCCGCGACGTCGGTTTCACGTGGCTCACGGGCGGGTTCGCCGTTCATCGGTTTCTCTTCGAGGATGGATACAAGTGCAACTTCGGCAGTCGCAAGGCCGAGTACGTCGACCGTCTGGGCGACCCGGACAGCATCTTCGAGAAAATTCGCATGCTCATTCGCGGCCTGCCCCCGTGGATGCTCCCGTCGCCGAACGCGCTGCATCTCAACTCGATGCTCATCATTAATGAGGAGCGCGGCTCGGTCCTTCGCGGCGAGGCCGGAGACGACATGGGCCGAGGCGGTCGATCGACCGACTACGTCTTCGACGAGTTCGCCTTTGTCGAGCGAGCAGACAGTGTGGACGCGGCCTCTGCGGCGAACGCAGACTGTCGCATCTTCGGCTCGACCGTCAATGGTCAGGGCAACCTCTTCTTCCGCAAGCGCCACGACGGCAGCATGCGAGACGACCAGAAGTTCCGCATTCACTGGAGCGACGACCCGCGCAAGCGAGACGGGACGGTCGAGGTCCGCGAGCCCGGCAGGCCCATCGTCGTCATCTCCTGGGAGCAGGCGACTCGTCTCAAGATGGAGGCGCACAAGTGGGGCAGCGAGTACGACTGCGACTACTCGGCGTCTGTCGAGGGCATATGCATCCTAGCCAAGTGGGTCGAGGCTGCGAAGCGTCTCGGGCCGCTCCTGCGCGCGAGAGGGATCAAGATACCGGAGCCGTTGAACGGTGTGGCGGGTGGCGACGTCGGCGCTGGCAAGGCGAAGTCGGTCGTGGTCGCGCGCTTCGGGCCGGTGGTTCGCGTGCCGAAGAGCTGGACCGACCCGGACACGGTGGACACCGCGAACCGGATGCTGCTGCACTGCTCCGAGATCAAGACCAAGGGACCGCAGGGTCACGAGGGTGGCGTGAAGAACATTCGGTTCGACGCGACGGGCGTGGGTCACGGCGTCGGCTCGGTGATGAAGCGCGGGCTCGGCGCGACGATATCGTACGCGGTGCTCGTTGGCAATCCGCCCAGCGAGACCATGTGGCCGGACGGCAAGACGTCGAAGGAGAAGTTCCTGAACATCAAGGCCGAGAGCTGGTGGATCTGTCGCGAGAGAGCCAAGAACTCGTACGAGCAGATGCTCTTCCTGACGGACAAGGTCAACGCCGAGGCGATCGAGCACCCGATCGAGGACTGTCTACTGCTGCCGCCGGACGATGCGGGACCAGACGCGATGACCATGAACTCGCAGCTCTCGCTCGTCAAGTGGCTCACCACGGTCGGCGGCAAGATCGTGATCGAGAGCAAGCAGCAATTGCAGAAGCGCGAGATCGCTTCGCCGGACCACGCGGACGCGCTGATGCTGACGTTCACGCCGGAGTCCACGGCCGAGAAGCTCATGAAGGCGTACGCGTGAGCAGAGCCAACCGACGCAACGTGATGCTCGACCTGAATGGCGAGCATCTCTCGCGACTCCTCCAGGTCATCGCCGACGATCAGCTCGTTCTCGGTGTTCTGGACGACGACAGCCAGATCCTGCGCACCGTGTCCGGGCGCAAGGCACACGATCGCCCGAGCACAGTGTCCCGCTCACAAACCCCCCGTGAGCAGGGTGCATGTGTCGCTGACCTTCCCACTGCGAAGTGCTCTGGCGTAGGGGCCGCCGACCGGTCTTCCGATCCGTCGCTGGTTGGCGGCCCCGTCATCACAGGAGTGCCCACTTGACCAAGGCGCGAAAGGCTGGCATCACCAAGGACACGATCCGCAGGGCGGGTGTCGCCGAGCGACGGACCGCGAAGCAAACGAGCGACAGCTTCCAGAACTTCATGCTGAAGCTGGGCATGGGCACCGACAATCCACTGTCCGGCAGCACGTACGGCTTCAATCCCATCTCGCGCGTGCGCACGCTCCTCGAGTGGATCTACCGAGGCAGCTGGATCGGGCCGATCGCGATCGATATCATCGCCGAGGACATGACCCGGGCTGGCATCGACATCTCCACGCAGATGGAGCCGAAGGCGCTCGAGAAGCTGAACAAGGGCGTGCAGAACCTCGGCTTCTGGAACGCGGTCAGCGACACTATCAAGTGGTCTCGCCTGTATGGTGGCGCGATCATGGTCCCGATGATTGACGGGCAGGACGTCAGCACGCCACTTCGCGTGGAGACCGTGACGCGGGGTCAGCTCAAGTCGTTCATGGTGCTGGACCGCTGGATGGTGGAGGCTCGTCTCGAGGAGCTCGTCGGTCCCGCTGATGCGCGCGTCGGCGAGCCGATGTTCTACCGCGTGAACAGCGACGCCCCCGCTCTTCGCGGCAAGAACATTCACTACACGCGCTGCATGAGGATGCTCGGCACGAAGCTCCCGTACTGGCAGGCCGTGCAGGAGAACCTCTGGGGACTGAGCATCTTCGAGCGCATCTACGATCGCCTCGTGGCCTTCGACTCGTCGACGCAGGGCGCGGCGCAGCTTGTCTACAAGAGCTTCCTCCGTACCTACAAGATGAAGGGCATGACGGAACTCTTGTCGTCCGGCAGCGAGCAGGGGATACAGACCCTGATGCGCAAGATGGACGCGATGCGTCGCTACCAGAGCAACGAGGGCATCACGCTCGTGGACGGCGACGACGACGTGACCGCCGTGACCAACTCCAGCTTCACAGGCATCAGCGACGTGATCCTGCAGATGGCGCAGCAGATCAGCGGCACGCTGCAGATGCCTCTCGTGCGCATGTTCGGGCAGAGCCCGGCTGGGCTGAACTCCACCGGAGAGGCCGACCTCCGCACGTACTATGACGGCGTGAACACCAAGCAGGAGCGCGAGACGCGCGCGCCCGTGACCACCATGTATCGCCTGATGGCTCAGTCCCTCGGCACGCCTCTGCCCGAGGACTTCGACTTTCAGTTCACGCCGCTGTGGCAGCTGGACGAGGGCCAGAAGAGCGAGATCTTCAGTCGCGACGCCACGTCGTACTCGGCCCTGAAGGACGCGGCCATCGTCGACGACGCCTTCGTCTTGCGCGAACTCAAGCAGTCTTCCAAGTCGCTGGGCCGAGGCGACAACATCACCGACGAGATGATCGCGGCCGCTGAGCTGGAGCCCGACGACCTCGGCGTCGGTGCCGGGCTGGGCCTCTCCGACGACGAGATACGCGAGGCCGGGGGCGACCCCTCGAAGATCAAGCACGACAATCCGGTCAAGTCGCCGCTGGCACAGCTCGCCGCGGGAGGATTGAAGCCCGGCAAGTCTACGCCGATGAGCAAGCCGACGCTGGTCAGCAGTCGCGACAAACAGCGCACCCGCGACAGTCTGCCGCAGTACTCTGTCTGCGGCGTCATGGTCGCGATCGAGAACCTCGCGGGCAGCACGCGCACCGGCCCGGGCTGGTCCGTCGTGATGACGGCCGACTACGGCCACGTGCCGACGGTCTCGTCGGCCGAGGGTGACATGCAGTGGATGGACGCGTTTGTCGGCCCGAACCGCGACAGCGAGGACGCGTGGATCATCGACGCGCACGATCCTCGCACCGGCGAGTTCGACGAGCACAAGTGCATGCTCGGCTTCGACAGCGAGGACGAGGCGATGGAGTGCTTCCGCACCTCGTACAACGACAACGCGCGAGGGCGCATCGGAGGCGTCACGCACATGGACCGCGAGCAGTTCACGGCGTGGCTCCAGGGCGGGGATCACGCGCGACCCGTCGCGAGGGCCGCGTAGATGGAGGTTGTCTACGGCGGGGTCATTCTGGCGGTGGTCGTGTTGTTCTTCATCAGGATGGCGTGTTGACACAGACAGTGGAGAACTGAGATGCAGGAACAGATCAACAAGAAGCAGGACTTTGAGCGCCGCGCGCGCGAGTGTCTTCAGGGGTTGCACGGCCTGATCGAGGAGGCCAAGCGCGAGGGCTACTCGCTCAGCGGCGAGTTCGGCCTGGACGTCGGCGGCAAGCCGCAGTCGCGCATCGTGGTTGGACTGCGATGATCACGCGGGTCAGCCAGCGCGTCAGCGATGCGGCGTTCGCCGCCGTGCGCAAGTTCGCCGACGACTCGGGCTATGGCAGCTTTCTCACGAACGAGAACGCTCGCGCCATCGGCGACGTCGCCGCGCTGGCCGCAGTGCGCGCCGCACTCGAGGACAGCGGCGCGAAGATCGTGAACCCCGAGCAGCCGTTCGCGCCGGAGTGATGGTCAAGACTGCCGACAGAGCTCGCCGCGAGACCAAGAAGGAGCGCGTCTCCTTCGCGGCGAGCAGGAAGGCCGAGAAGGACTTCGCTCGGCACCTGCGCAAGATCGCCGGAAAGATCGGCCATCTCGTCGAGCAATTCGAGCCGGACGATCCGCAGCAGATGACCGAGCTCGAGCACATGTTGCAGAGCTACGCGAAGACCATCGAGCCTTGGGCGCGCGCCGTCAGCCGCCGCATGCTCGCCGACGCCAGTCGCCGCGACGAGCGCGAGTGGCGCAAGATGTCCGACAAGATGAGCGGTCTCATTCGCGGAGAGACGCGAAGGAACAATCCCGTGGGGCGAGCGCTTCGCCAGCTCCACGACGAGCAGGTCGCGCTCATCACGAGCCTCCCGCTGGAGGCGGCTCAGCGCGTGCACGAGCTGACGATCAAGAACCTGACCACGGGCGGGCGCTCGAAGGAGATAGCCGCCGAGATCATGAAGTCGGGCAAGGTCGCTCGCAGCCGCGCTAACTTGATAGCCCGGACTGAGGTGGCGAGGTCATCGAGCCTGCTCACGCAGGTTCGAGCCGAGCAGATCGGCTCCGAGGGCTACGTCTGGCGCACGAGTCTGGACCAGGACGTGCGCCCTGCGCACAAGAAGATGGAGGGCAAGTTCGTGCGCTGGGACAGCCCTCCTCGTCTCGAGGACGGCACCGTCACGCACGCGGGCCAGATCTACAATTGTCGCTGTTACCCCGAGCCGGTCATACCGGACGAACTCTGAAGGAGCTACTCACATGAAGAACCGCATCTTCGGCCTCGCTCTCGCGCTGGTCACTCTGTTTCCTGCTGCTGCGCTGGCGCAGTTCATTCAGCCGCCGAACTCGACGACGCTCTACCCGACGTATCGCGCGGCAATCACGGGTCTGGTAACCGCCGCGTCGGCCACTGACTTCTTCACCATTCAGGGCAGCGCCACGAAGACGGTCTACGTGACCGACATGCGTTGCTCGGGCATCGGCTCGACTGCCGGAACGCCGGACATTCAGGTCGTGAAGCGCAGCGCGGCTAACACGACCGGCACGTCGACGTCCCCGACCGTCGTGCCGCTGGACAGCCAGAACGCGGCCGGGACCGCCGTCGTTAAGGCGTACACCGCGAACCCGGGCGCGCTCGGGGCCATCGTCGGCGTCGTCGACTCCTACAAGCTGGCGCTTCCGCTGGCCGCGACCGGCTCGGAGATGCAGGTCGGTGCGACAGACTTTCTGCAGAGTCGCTTCACGCAGCCGATCATTTTGCGCGGCGTGGCGCAGACGCTCGCGCTCAATGGCAACGCGGCCACGCTCGCGGCTGGCGCGTCGCTGAACTGCTCGGCCACATGGTTCGAGAAGTGATCATGAGGAGAGCTCTCGTACTCGGAGCTCTTCTGCTCGCACTCGCGAGCTGGAACTCTCCGGCCTCGGCGCAGTCGTTGCCGAAGAAGTACCTGAGCGCCGCGTCGAACAACTCGACGCTCGTGCTCGGGCGCTCGTCCGTGGTCAAGATGCTCGTCGCGGTGAACACCACGGCGACCATCTACTACGTCAAGCTCTACAACAAGGCCACCGCGCCGACGTGCGGCACGGACGTTCCAGTGATCACCGTGCCGGTCCCGGCGCTCGCCACGGGTGGCCCGCCCGTGCAACTCGGCGTCGACGACGGTCTCCTGTTTCCGCTCGGCGTGGGCTTCTGCATCGTCGCCGGCATCGCCGACAACGACAACACGAGCGCTGCCACTGGCGTCGCGCTCAATCTCGGAGTATCCGGACGATGACCATGACGAGGCGCTTTCACACCACGATGGCGCTCGGCGACAAGCGTCACGTGACGCCCGAGGGTTTCCTCGTGTGCCACGACGTCCCGATGGCTCGCATCGGCGACATGTTGTACGGCCCGGAGGAGACCCCCGTTCACTCCACCGACGGCGTGTCGGGGGTGACAATTCGTCGCGAGGAGGACGAGGTGTTCCGCGAGGACACCATGCTCTCGATCATCGGCAAGCCGGTGACCAATGACCACCCCGAGGCGCTCGTTGATCCGCAGTCGTGGCGCGACAGCTCGGTCGGCACGGTCATGAATGCTCGTCGCGGGGAGGGTGTCTACAAGGACCTTCTCATCGGCGACATCATGATCTGCGAGCCGCAGGCGATCCAGGACGTGCTCGCGGGCAAGGTCGAGGTCAGCTGCGGCTACGACGCGGAGTACGAGGAGCTGAAGCCCGGTCTCGGGCGACAGAAGAACATCATCTACAATCATCTGGCGCTGGTCGACAAGGGTAGATGCGGCCCGCGCTGCTCGATCGGGGATTATCAGCCCCCGGAACTTCAAACAGAAGAGGACGACACCATGAGCAATCGACTTGTCGTGAAGGACAAGAAGTCACTGTACGCGCGCCTGAAGCAACTGATGGGCAGCGGCGTGACTGTCAAGGACGCTGATCTCGAGGAGGCCTTCTCCAAGGAGACCAGCGACGACGTCACCACCGAGGAGGGCGCGTCCGGCATGGGCGACGTCCACATTCACATGGGCGGTGCGCCGTCCGGAGAGAAGCCGATCGCGGTCGGCGGCGACGCCGTGGACCCGAACGCGGTCGACCCGACCGCTGGTCAGGGTCAGCTCGACCCCGCGCTCGAGGCTCGTTTCCAGGGCATCGAGACCTCGATCTCCACGATCGCGGCCGCCGTCCAGAAGCTGGTCGGCGGTGAGGAAGAGGAAGACCCGAGCAACAACTTCTCGGAGCAGGCCGACGAGGTTGGCAAGACCGAGGAGGAGATGAAAAAGGCCGAGGACAGCGCGTTCTTCCGGGACACGTTCCAGGAGACCGTGGCTCTGGCCGAGATCATCGTGCCGGGCGTCAAGGTGCCGTCGTTCGACGCCAAGGCGAAGCCGGGCAAGACCTACGACGCCATCTGCAATTTCCGTCGCACCGTGCTTGATCTGGCGTGGAACGATGGCAAGTCGCGTCAGTATCTGCAGGACATCCTTGGGAACGGCAAGGACCCGAAGACCGGCTGCAAGACGTGTGATCAGGTGCGCAGCGCGTTCCGCGCCCTGTCTCTCGCGCGACGTGCGGACAACAACGGCTCGGCGACCAATGATCGCCGCGAGCGGACCGGCGACTACGGTGCCGTGCGCAGCACGAGCGCGATCAAGACGCCGGCCGATCTCCAGAAGCACATCGAGGCGAAGCGGAAGAGCAAGGCCGCCTGAGCCCAGCAACGAAAGGAAACCAGAGACATGTTGTTCTTCAAGAAGAAAGCGCTGATCCTCGCGGCTCCCGCGATCATCGGCATCTCGCGCGGTCGCTCCTACACCCGGGACGTCGCGTACAACTACCGGATGCCTGCCGGGTTCTCCGGCGACATCAATCGCACGCATCCCGCCAGCGTCGAGCCGGTGCAGTGGGATCCAACCAATCCGCCGACCTTCACTGGTCAGGCGGTCGTGGTCGACGCGACCAGCAAGAAGGTTCGCGCGTGTGGCGTGGTCGACGACTCGGCGCTCACGGACATCTACGGTCTGGCCGTGCGCGTGTTCCCGATCCAGCAGTCGACGGGCGGCATGTCCGCGTCGTTCGGTGTCGGCGCTCCTCCGGTCAATCAGCCGGGTGACGTGCTGAAGTCTGGCTACATGATGGTCACCGTCAGCAACCTCGGTGTTCCCGTCAAGGGTGGTCAGGTCCACGTCTGGGCCAAGCCCGCTGCCGGTAATCACATCCAAGGAGGCCTGGAGGTCGCGGCCGTCGGTGGCAGCACCATCTCGCTTCCGCTCAACTCCTACTCGTGGAACGGTGGTCCGGACGCCAACGGCGTCGCGGAAGTCATCATCCGCGCCTGATCCCAGGAAAGGACATCAGTACCATGAAACACTTCTCTCCTCAGCAGCTCGCGGTCATCAACCGCGTTGCTGCTCCCTTCGTCGCTCGCAGCTTGGGCCGGGCCTACACCCGGGACATGCTGACGTTCGACAACCGGGCACACGAGATGATCCCGGGCACGCGCGGCGACGCGCGCGGCATCACGCTGGATCACTCGTACGGTCGGCCGTTCGGCTACACGTACACCGGCGACGGCAGCATGACCTGCGACAGTACCGGCGCGTATCTCGTCGGCGAGCTGGAGCGACTGGACCAGACGCTGCACGAGCCGCTCGCGGCAATCTCGTGGGATCGCGACATCGATCTTCGCGAGGACGTCACGATCGCTGACGACATCAGCTCGTTCACTCTGTCGACGTACGCGTCGGCTGGCGGTCTGGGCACCGGCAACGGCATCGGCAACGGCAAGGCGTGGATCGGCAAGACGACCGATCAGGTCACCGGCGTCGGCGTCGACATCGCCAAGCTGCCCTTCCCGCTCACTCCTTGGGGCATCGAGATCAAGTACACGATCTTCGAACTCGAGAGTGCCGCGAAGGTTGGTCGTCCCATCGACCAGCAGAAGTACAACGGCATGAAGCTGAAGCACGACATGGACATCGACGAGCAGGTGTACATCGGCGACACTTCGGCCGGGTTCACGGGTCTGCTGAACAACACGCTCGTGACCAACGTGACCAACCTGCCCGCCGGAGCCGGCGGATCCACGCTCTGGTCGACCAAGACCCCCGACGAGGTTCTCGCGGACTTCAACTTCGCGATCACCTCCGTCTGGTCGGCGTCGGCTTGGGCGAAGATGCCCAACAAGATCCTTGTTCCCCCGACGCAGTTCGGCGCGCTCTCGACCGCCAAGGTCTCGAACGCGGGCAACATCTCGGTGATCAAGTACATCGAGGAGAACAACGTCGTCGCTACCTCGGGCAAGGGCAAGCTGGACATCCAGCCCTGCAAGTGGAACATCGGCGCCGGAGTCGGTGGCACGGTCGGCACTGCCGACGGTCACGACCGGATGCTCGTATACACCCAGGACAAGGACATGGTTCGGTTCCCCATGACCCTTCTGCAGCGGACGCCGGTGCAGTACGAGTCCATCTATCACAAGTGCACGTACTTCTGCAAGCTCGGCGTCGTCGAGGTCGTGTACCCCGAGACCATCGGCTACTTCGACGGTCTCTGAGCCCAAGGAAAGGACAACCAAGATGCGAGATGCACAAGACACGAACCGACAGACCGTCGGCGGCACCGCCGCGATGTTCGGCGGCAACGAACCTCGTCCGGCCTTCGCGGTCGACGAGCGCAACACGGTGCAGCGGTTCTTCCCGGGGCCCGTGAGGCTCACCCTCCCCGACCACACTCAGCGGCAGTGGAACGCCGGTCTGCAGGACGTCCCGGCCGAGCTGGCCGACCATCCGTGGCTGAAGAGCAACGGTGTGGTCGAACCGGCGAAGGGTCAGGTCGCTCCGCAGATGATGCTCATGGCGCATCCCAACTCGCAGGCCGCCGCGACTGCCATCGCGCAGTCGGGGGTCTACGACGCCACGCTCGTCCCGACGCACGAGACCACGGACGAGGACGTGCAGGCCGCCGACCAGATGGCCGGTCTGGCCGCCGAGAACCTGCGCGCCGCGGAGGACAATCTCGAGAAGGCTCGGCAGACATACGCGTCCGCCGTCCAGGCGGTCGAGACCTCGCGAGAGCGGGCTCTTCGTCGCCGCGGTCCCGACAACGAGCGTCGTCTCGAGGGACCGGGCAAGGGCGAGCGCATGACCAAGGAGCAGCGGGACTTCGCCGAGCAGCGTGCCCGCGAGCAGGGTGGCGGCGGCACCACCAAGGAGCTGCCGCACGTCGACAAGCTCACCGCGACCCAGCGCGAGGACTACGACAAGCTCGAGACCGACGAGCAGCGCGACCGCTACATTCGCGCTGCTCGCGCCGACAATCTCACCGACAAGATGCGTGAGGACTACGACGAGCTCAAGACCAACGACGAGCGCGACGCCTTGCTCGACAGCAAGAACAGGTGAGCTCATGATGACGGCGGCACAGTTCAGGCAGGCATTCACAGAGTTCGGGAGCACGGCCACGTACCCGGACAGCATGATCACGTTCTGGCTGGGCGTCGCCGCCGTCCTCATTCCTCAGTCCACGTGGGGTCCTCCTGCTGACCCCTACGTCAATCCGCCGACAATGGTCTACGATATCGGCGTTCTCAACTACGTCGCGCACCAGATTTCCCTGGAGGCGCGCGCGATCGCGACCACCGCGGCTGGCGCGATACCCGGAGGCACTCCCAGCGGACCCGTCTCGAGCGAGTCCGTCGGCGGTGTCTCCAGAAGCTACGACGCCGATGCCACGCTGCTCGAGAGCGGCGGCGACTGGAACCGCACGACCTACGGCGTGCGCTTTCTCCAGCTCGCGCGTCTCATGGGCAAGGGACCGGTGCAGATCGACACGTGCGGCGGCAATCCCTACGGCTATCCGTGGGCGGGACCGTTCCCCTTCGGCGGACCGTACTACTGAGAGGATCAACCTGATGGCTCTGCTGATCACCACTGTTCTTGCCGTGCTTGCGCTCGTCGCGCCCGCGAATGCCGACATCGTCGCGCATCCTGCCGGGTGCCCGACCAGCGCGTTTTGCGGCTGTGGAGCCTCGGTCCGCGTGTTCGGCGCGCCGCGCCGCGACCTGTATCTCGCCCGCGCGTGGCTCCGGTTCCCGCGCGCCGCCCCGGCTCCGGGCATGGTCGGCGCGCGCTCGGGTCACGTGCTCGTGCTCGAGAGCCACGTGTCCGGCGACACGTGGATGGTGTACGACGCGAACAGCGGCGGCCGAAAGACCCGCCTGCACGCGCGCTCTATCCGTGGCTACTCGATCGTGAACCCTCATGGCTGAGGACACCTACGACCTTCTCGCGAAGATAGTCGCGGAGACCCGGTGCAAGCCAAACTGGAGCTTTCGTCTGGTCGACGAGGACGGCGCGAAGCGGCTCGTGATCCGCATGTACGAGACGAACAACTACGACCAGTCGAAGCAGTTCACGGTCGACCACTATCATCCGTGCCCGGTCGCGACCTACAACGAGAAGACTTGGCGTCGCTGGATCTTCGATCAGTGTGTTCGCTCCATGAACCACGAGATCGGCGAGGCGCTGCGCTTCGGTCCGGACGAGAACTGCGTGCGTCCCTTCGTGTCCATGCACGGCCCGGGCGAAGACCCGTACACCGTTCACGAGTGGCGTCCCGAGACCGACGCGCTCACCACGCAGGACGGCTCTCTCCGAGAGGGGTCGGTGTGAAGAGCGGCCTTCACGTCATCCTCGACAACGTCGCGCAGGTCGCCGACGGCATCGGCATCTTGTCGCGCTCGCGCGTCATGGTCGGCATCCCGGAGGACAAGGGTGCCAGGAAAGAGGGCGCGGTCACGAACGCTCAGCTGCTCTACGTGCACGAGAACGGCGAGCCTGCGCACAACATCCCCGCGCGTCCGACGCTGAAGCCCGGCATCCAGAACGCGCAGGGCGAGATCAACCGACGTCTCGAGCTCGCCGGACACGCCGCGCTCGACGGCAAGCCGAGCAGCGTGCGCGCGCAACTCGCCGCCGCAGGATCCGCTGGCGCGCAGTCCGTGAAGCGCATGATCAACAGCAACGTCGGCCCCCCGCTCAAGCCCTCCACGCTCGCCGCTCGCAAGAGGCGGGGGGTGAAGCGCACGAACACGCTGGTCGACACTGGCCGGATGCGCAACGCCGTGACCTACGTGGTCAGTGAGGAGAAGTGATGCCCAGTCTCGGTGAGCTCTCTCAGGCCGTTATCGCACTCGTCGCCGTGGTCGGCTGCGTAGAGGCCATTCGCGCCCGGAGACAGTCGGCGCGCAACGGCGTCACCATCGCTCAGGTTCGCAAGGAGACCAACGGCATGCGCGCTCAGCTCGAGAACGCCGCCCGCGCGAGCGGGAACCTGGAGGGGCGCGCCGAGCAGCACGCCGAGGACATCAAGCGAGAAGGAACCACGAGATGACCCGCCGCATAGTGATCCATCACGGAGCCAGGAAGGTCACCGTGCATCCTCACAACAAGTCCAGCGACGGCCTGACGATGTTCGTGCATCGCGCGGCCACGGGTGCGAGGCCATTTGTGCGGGATGCTGGTGAGAAACATGATCCTGGAACTGGTCAGTTCACGGGTGCACACGGTGGACCGCATCATATAGTGCGAGAAAAGGGTGACCCTCGTGCAAAGGCGAGTGAGAAGGAACAACGATTGTTGAATTCTGTATCACCGTCTAAATCTTCTGGACCAAAGATAGATCCAGAAAAATTGCGCAAGTCTCAAGAACAGGCTGCCGCCACGCGCAAGTTGATGGGATTTGGTGACAGTACCGGCGCGTTCCTCCGCCCCGGCACGCACCGGCCAGAGACGCGTGCCAAGCGCACGCCGATCGATGCTGCGAAGGATGCGTTGTCTAATGATCCAGCTCAGTTGCGAGCCACGGGCCGCACGCTCTTGCAGTATTGTGACACGTCCGCAGAAGTGCGCGAGTGGGCGCGCGACGAGGGCTACTCGCGCGCGGCCGAGGCTTATCTGATTGAGGGCTTCAAGCAGCAGCGCGTCAAGGAAGGTCTGAGCGAGAACGTCTGATGCCTCTCATCGACCTCAACGACGTCCTTGTCAGCATGGACATCGCGTGCCAGACCTTCGACGTGATCCGTCGCGAGGAGGTCGTTGGCAGCAACGGTCGGGCGACGATCACGGAGACCGTGATCAGCGACGTCGTCGGCGCGGTGCAGCCGCTGGGCGACAACAGTCTCCTGCGCGAGGAGGCCTTCGCCGCGCAGAAGAACGGCGTCGAGGTCTGGACGCAGACTCGCCTGTACGCCGTCGGTCGCGTCGGCACCAAGAAGTATCAGCCAGACATCATTCGTCTCGCGAACGGCAACACCTACGAGGTCAAGATCCTCGACGGCTGGAACGAGTTCGGGCGAGGCTTCTCGCACGCGCACTGCGAGGCGTTCGACTACGTGCAGACGCAGCCGGAGGACCTGGATTGAGCGTCCAGCCGCTCCCGACCCCGGCTCCGCTTCAGGGCGACGCGCTGCTCGACTTCGTGCAGGGCTGGATCGCCGGGGTGCTCGGCTCCGCGGTCATCGACTCGTCGCTCGTGCGACCCTACGCGCAGGCGGTGCCGCCCGTCGTGCCGACCGAGGGCACGGCGTGGATCGCGTTCACCGTCGCCGTCGACGAGAGCGACACGTTCACGTACCAGAAGCAGATCGACGACGCGACCGTGGAGTTTCAGCGTCAGGAACGCATGCGCGTGCTGTGCAGTTTCTACGACACCGGCGTCGCCAGCGACGCCGGAATGCTCGCTGATCTTCTTCGTGACGGGATCACGATCCCGCAGAACCTCGAGCCGTTGTATCTGGCGAACTTCGGTCTGGTCGGCACGGAGCAGCAGACATCTATCTCGGTCATGGAACCGCAGACGCGCTGGACTTGGCGCGTCGACATGCCGATCATTCTGACGCGTCAGGTTACGCGCAACTACGGCCAGACGAGCATCGCCAGCGCGAACGGAACACTCAAGACAGACGTCGGTCTTCCCGACGTGCCCATCAACGCCTAGGAGACTGACACATGCCCCTTCCCATCTCGAGGCTGATCAACGTCAGCGTGGTTCTCTCTCCCGCGCTGGCGCAGCAGGCCAACTTCAACTCGCTCATGATCCTCGGGTCGAGTGCCGTTATCGACGTTCAGCAGCGACTGCGCACCTACGAGACGCTGGCCGCCGTGGCGGCTGACTTCGGCACGCTGGCCGAGGAGTATCTCTCCGCGGTGCGCTGGTTCGGGCAGGTGCCTCAGCCGACATCCCTCGTCGTCGGGCGCTGGGCCAAGACGGCGGCCCCCGGTCAGCTGATCGGCGGTTCGGTGTCGGCGGCCAATCAGGTCATCGGCATCTGGAACGCGATCACGACCGGCGCGGGTCTGGTCTACGTGGACCTCGTGCCATACGCGCTCAGCGGTCTGAACTTCTCTGCGGCCGCGAACATGGCGGGTGTCGCCAACGTGATCCAGGTCGCGCTTGTCGCCGCTGGTGCCGCCGGAGCAACCGTTACGTGGGACTCGGTGTACCAGCACTTTGTCGTCACGAGCGGCACGACCGGCGCGAGCAGCTCTGTGAGCTTCATGGCGAACCCGACGGCTGTCGGTAATATCATGTTCGGTGCCAATCCGTCGAACAACGACACCATCACGCTCGGTGGTACTGTCGTCACGTTCAAGGCGGCCGGGCCAGTCGGCAATCAGGTGCTGATCGGGGGTACGCTCGCGAACACGTTGGCGAACCTGCTCGCGTTCCTCCAGGCTTCGGTGGATGCGAATATTTCGCTGGCCTCATACTCCGTGGTCGGCAGCAAACTCTACGTCGTCTATAAGACTACGGGCGCGGGCGGCAACGCCTTCACGCTCGCCGCGAGCGTGGCCGTGGTGAGCGCCGGGACCCTGAGCGGCGGCGCTGGCGTCGCGATCGCGACCACGGCGGCGCTCACGGCGCTGGCGGGCGCGTATCTCGCGGCGGGTGTCGCTGCGGAGACCGCGCTGGCTGCTGTCCAGATCATGGACGATCGGTTCGCCTCCTCGTGGTATGGTCTCGTCGTGCCGGGCGGCTCGGTCTCCGATCAGGTGGCGATCTCCGGATACATCAACTCGGACACTGCGATGCACTTCTTCGGCGTCACGTCGAACGACCCGAACGAGGTTGTCGCGGGCCAGACGTCCAGCCTCGGTTATCTGCTCGCGCAGCAGGCCGCGGACGACACCATGTGGCAGTACAGCAGCACTGATCCGTACGCGGTGGTGAGCGCGCTCTCGCGCATCCTCACGACCAACTGGAACGGCAGCAACACGGCCATCACGCTCATGTACAAGAACGAGTCGGGCGTGACGGCGGAGTCGCTCAATCTCACGCAGGTCGACGCGCTGGAGGCGAACCGAGGCAACGTGTTCGCATCGTACAACAACAGCACGAGCATTCTCGAGAAGGGCACGTGCTGCTCCGGTCAGTTCGTGGACACCATCATCGGCGTAGACTGGCTCGCCTCGTACGTGCAGACGAACCTGTACAACGTGATGTACGGGAGCACGACCAAGATCCCGCAGACCGACGCAGGCAACAACATCCTCGCCACGAGCATCGAGGGCTCGTGTCAGCAGGCCGTCGACAACGGGTTGCTCGCGCCGGGCGTGTGGAACGCCGCAGGGTTCGGTCAGTTGCAGCAGGGCCAGACACTCTCGAAGGGCTTCTACGTCTACGCGCCGCCCATCGCGACCCAGAGTCCGGCCGATCGGGCCGCGCGCAAGTCCGTTCCGTTCCAGGTCGCCGCCAAGCTGGCTGGCGCGATCCACACGGCGGATGTCACCATCAACGTGAACCAGTGAGGAGCCTAGATCATGGGTGTCTATAGTTTTCCAAATGTCCAGGCCTCACTCGTGGGGCCTGGAGGCAACGTCAATCTTGGGTACGGCTCCGGCGCGTCAGAGGAGGGCATCGTGGTCGAGATGACTGAGGAGAAGGGCGACACGAAGGTGGGTGCCGACGGTCAGATCATGCAGTCGCTGCGCGCGAGTAATCTCGGCTCGATCACGGTGCGTCTTCTCAAGACGTCGCCGACCAACTCGCTGCTGAGCAATATGTACAATGCGCAGAAGACAATTTCCTCGCTCTGGGGGAACAATGTTCTTCGCGTGTCGGACGTGGTGCGCGGCGACGTGATCCTCGGCACGAACATGGCGTTCACTAAGCAGCCGACCGTCACGTACGGCAAAGACGGTGACATGATGGAGTGGCGTTTCACGGGGAACATCGAGCAGCAGCTCGGCAGCGGCTCGCCGGTCGCGGCCTGAGGGGATAGACTATGACACGGATCGGACAACATGACTACATCGTCGAGACCCTGCCGGTCACGACGCAGTTCTCGTTGTCGGCGCTCTTGTCGCCGGTGGTGTCAATCATGACGCTTCAGGAGGATCGCTCGGAGCTCGCCAAGAAGTTCCCGCAGTCCTTCACGGCGCTGTGCGGCGGCATGTCTCCGGACGATCATAAGTGGATCCTCGAGACTTGCCTCAGCGTGGTGCGCCGCGTGGACGCGGGCAGTCCACCGATGCCCGTGTGGGTCGGCGGCATGCCAGCATTCCAGGACATCGGCCTGACGGAGATGCTTCAGCTCGTGTGGCTCGTGGTCGAGCATCACAGGATGCTGGATTTTTTCGCCGCAAGCCGCTCGGCCTTGACGGATCAGCCGGACGGCCAGAAGGGATCCGCTGGGCAAGGCTTCCGGACGGCAGAGGCTGGCTGATGCGGCCCGTGCTCGCTGGCGTGGTGTCTGAGTTCGCGGTGATGGTCGGCAGGCCGCTCGACCTCGTGGACTTTGCGGACATGAACGACGCACTGGACGTGCAGGCACATAACGATAATCTCCTGCGCGAGCATCTGGAGCGTAGTCGATGATCCTTCGGGACTATCTGGTTGCGCTCGGGTTCAAGATTGACGAGAACGGGTGGCGCGACTTCAATGAGAAACTGCAGATCTCGTCTCGCAACGCCGCGCGCTTCGGCTCGACGGTCGCTGCTGCGGCCACCGAGATCGGCGTCGCTACGGAGCGCGTGGCGCGGCAGTACGAGGAACTCTATTACGTTCAGCAACGCGTCGGCAGCAACGTGTCGGGTATCAAGGCCATCGAGTTCGGCATGAAGCAGATCGGCTCCAGTGCCGAGGCCGGACGCGGCGCGATCGAGGGCATGGCTGCTGCGGCGCGCATGAACCCCGGGCTGCGCGCGATGTTCAAGGGGATGGGCATCGACATGTCCAATCCCGTGAAGGGCATCGGGCAGCTCGCCGACGTGATGAAGGCGCGTTTCGGCGAGGCGGGCTACTTCGTCGGCGCGCGCTTCGCGGGTATGGCTGGCATCGACGAGACCACGTTCCGCCAGATCTGGATGAACCGCGAGAAGTTGAAACGGCAGGAGACTGAGCACGCGCGCCGCCAGAAGGAGGCGGGCATCGACGCCGACAAGTTCGCCAAGGACTCGGTCAAGTTCGGAGACAGTCTCCGCGAACTCTACGATCGCTGGGACCTGCTGATCGAGCGCGTGGCGCAGGACTGGTTGCCGGTGGCTCAGAAGACCGTGGACTTTGGCAACGCCATCACCAAGTGGCTCACAGACGCTAATACGGCCTCGCAGGGCTGGCTTGGGACGCTGGCCAGCATAGCGGCGGCACTGGGCACCTTGCGGGTTGCTGGAGCCGCGCTGGGAGCCGCTGGAAGGCTCGTGGGACTGGGTGGCGGCGCTGCCGGTGGTGCCGGGGCCGCAGCGGGCGCGAGCGGGCTGGGCCTGCGCGCCGGGCTCATGCGGGGTGGCGTGGTTGGTGGTGCCATAGGTGCGTTGGGCGTCATGAAATACGACAAGAATAACAGCGTTCGCGACCAGCTTCGCGGCGCGTTCGGCATCAAGAGCGACAAAGAGGCGCTGGCGACGTCCATCGTGACCGCCGCGCAGCATCTCGGCATCGATCCCGTAGATCTGGCGACCGCCATCTCGTACGAAACGGCCGGGACGTTTGACTCGTGGAAGAAGGGACCAACGACGCAGCACGGCGAGCATCGTGGTCTTATTCAGTGGGGTGAACCGCAGCGCGCGAAGTACGGCGTGACTAAGGACTCGTCGATACAGCAGCAGATGACGGCGGTCGAGAAGTATCTCGCCGACGCGGGCGTGAAGCCCGGGATGAAGTTGCTTGACATCTACTCCGCGATCAACGCAGGACGCGTCGGGCGCAACAACGCGAGCGACGCGAACAATGGCGGAGCACCCGGCACGGTGGCCGACAAGGTCGGTGGCATGGGCGCGCATCGCGACAAGGCGCGGGCGCTGCTCAGCGAGACGCCTCTTCTCTCCTCTGGCGCTGGCTCCAGCGTCACGATATCGCAGAAGAACGACATCAAGGTTAGCGGCGTGTCTGATCCGTCCAAGGCGGCGAGCTCGGTCGGTGGTGAACTTGCTCGTGTGACCGGTGATCTCGTGCGCAACACGGCGAGTGCGGTCCAGTGAGTTTTCTTCCCGCAGGCATCAGCGTCATCGCGGCCTCCGCACTGAACCTGCTGTCCCCCATTCTGTTCTCAACGCGCAGCATCGGTGGCTTCGTGGCCGACTGCACTCTCGAGGAGGATCACGAGGACACGATCGAAATTAGTGACCATCCAGTGGAGCGCGGTGCGGAGATCACGGATCACGCGTACAAGCGCCCGCCGTCGGTCGTGATCACGGTCGGCTACTCGAACTCAAGCCTGCTCGCGCTGGGCAATCCGTTCTACGTCAATCTCGTGTATCAGGCTTTCCTGGATCTGCAGGAGAGCCTGGAACCGATCATCATTTTCACGGGTAAGCGCGTCTACGAGGACATGCTGATCAAGCGTATCTCAACGAAGACCGACGAGAAGACTGCCAACTCGATGATCCTGACCGTGGAGTGCCGCAATGTGCAGCTCGTCAGCACTGAGACCGTCGCCAAGGGTGTCGGGCCGACGTCCAGCATGAAGGACCCGGTGAATAACGCCGGGGTCAGCAATGTCGGCACGACCAGCGCGACCTCGTACACGGGGCCGAACGTACAGTGAGCACCGCCTTCGAAATCCCTCTGATCAGCGTGCCGCAGAAGTTCGGCATCTCTCTGGCGGGCATATTCTACAACATGACCGTGCGCTGGAACGCGCCCGGCGCGTGCTGGATGCTCGACATCGCTGACGTGGACGAAGTGCCGGTGCTCGCGGGCGTGCCACTCGTGACCGGCGTCGATCTACTCGATCAGTACGGTTATCTTCACTTCGGCGGTCAACTGCGCGTCGCCACGGACTTCGACCTGGAGGCACCCCCGACCTCGTCGAACCTTGGCACGCAGAGCCATCTCTACTTCGTGACGCCGTGACCCTACAGTATCTCAGGCAGGTTCGTCTGATCACGTCGAAGGGTGGTAAGGGACTGGATCTGTCGCAGATGCACATTCAGTTCCGGGTATTTGCGCCGGACGTGGACGCGACACCACCGACGGCCTATGTTCGCATCTGGAACCTAAAGACGCAGACCGCCGAGCAGGTTCGCAATGAGTTCGACACGGTCACGCTTCAGGCTGGCTACGACGAGGTCGGTACGATCTTCGAGGGAACGATCGTGCAGACAAAGCGCGGGGCCGCGAACGCAACGGATCGTTACCTCGATATCATGGCGTCGGACCTAGACCTGTTCCGCAACTTCACAATCGTGAACCAGACACTAGCGGCCGGTGCCAACCAGAAAGATGTCTACGACGCGATCGTCAAGGCGGGGGGTGACAACGTGAAGACTGGGAGCGTTCCCAGTGACCTCGGCACGGGTGGCACGTTGCCGCGCGGGAAGGTGCTGTTCGGGATGGGACGCGAGGTCATGACGGGTGTCGCCAAGAACACGGACACGACGTGGTTCTCGCAGAACGGCAAGATCAATCTCGTGAAGACGCGCGGCTACCTGCCCGGCGAGATTGTCGTTTTGAACCAGAACACTGGCATGATCGGCGTGCCGGAGACAACCAACGACGGCGTAGAGGTCAAGTGTCTCATCAATCCCAAGATACAGGTCGGTTGTCGCGTGAAGATTGACAACGCGCAGATCGCGAACGCCAAGGTGAACCGCGACGTGGCTGACCCGCGCGTGTCGTCGATGTTTCCCGCGAGCCTAAGCGGCGACGGCACGTATCGCGTGCTCGTGGTCGAGCATGTCGGCGACAATCGTGGCACGACGTACGAGAGCACGCTCACGTGTCTGGCCGTAGACGCGTCGGCGTCGCTCGGCAGTTCGGTAGCAACGTGAGACCAGCAGAGCGCGTTGACAGTCTTCTCGTGGCGGTGCGCGCGGCGCTCGACGGCTTCCAGCCGAGCGTGTGGACCGCATTGCCCGGCATCGTGAAGTCATTCGACGCGAGCAAGGGCACGTGCGAGGTGCAGCCCGCCATCAAGGCTCAGGTGACCGCGAAGGACGGGACAAAGTCTTGGGTCGCGATGCCATTGTGCGTGGACGTTCCGGTGCAGTTCATGGGTGGAGGTGCATTCGTGTTTACGTTTCCAGTGAACACTGGTGACGAGGGTCTCATTATCTTCGCCTCTCGCTGCATCGATGCTTGGTGGCAGTCGGGCGGCGTGCAACAGCAAGCCGAGTTGCGAATGCACGACCTGAGCGACGGCATGCTCATCCCGGGCTTTAGGTCACAGCCACGCAAGCTCGCGAACATCAACCCGAATTTCCCGGAGTGGCGATCAGAGGATGGTCTCGTGGCGATGACGCAGACCGCAACAGGCTGGAAGGTGACCGGTACGCTCGAGGTCAGCGGCAACTTGCTGCTGAACGGGAACATCAAGGCTCCGGCCGGTGCGACGTATGCCGGAAACATACAGACGACCGGCAACGTGATCGCCGGGTTCGGCGGCGCAGACCAAATTGGTCTCCAGACGCATCGCCACAACTCCGGCGCGAACACGCCGCCGACACCGGGCACCTGACGTGAGATATCGCAAGCTAGACGAGAACGGTGACTACGTGTTTGGGCACGGGAACGCTGACTTCCTGATCGACAGCCCTGACACGGTGCGTCAGCTCATCGAGACGCGGCTGGCGCTGCACGTCGGCGAGTGGTTCCTCGACGAGACGTCCGGGACGGCGTGGGACCAGATCATCGGGAAGGGAACGAACAAGACATATGATCTTGTCATCCAGACGAGGATCCTGCAGACACAGGGCGTCGACAAGCGGATCGGCATTCTTCAGTACCAGAGCAGCGTCGATCCTGATAGTCGCAGTCTCACAATCGCGGCGCTCATGCAGACCATCTACAGTGGAGAACCCGTGGTGATCAACAAGACGGTGACAGCATGACGACCCTCGCCGCGCAGATCACGGACGCTGGCGCGATCGGCCCGAGCTACGCCGACATTCTTCAGCAACTCCGCATCGTGTACTGGGGCATCTACGGCTCTGACGCACTACTCGATGACGACACGCAGGACGGTCAGTTTCTCGCCGCAGCGATCGCGCAGCCCGCGTTCGACGCGTCGCAGGCGGTGATCGACGCCTACGCTGGTTTCGCTCCCAGTACAGCGCGCGGCGCGCAGCTCTCGGCCGTCGTTAAGATTAACGGACTACGCCGCGCCGAGGCCACGAACAGTCAGACACCTGTCGTGGTGTCCGGAACTGTTGGCACGATCATCAACGACGGGATCATCGGCGACAGTGTCGGTCTCGGCACGCGCTGGGCACTTCCTCCGGTCGTCACGATCGGTCTCGACGGCACGACGACAGAGACCGCCACGTGTACTGACCCCGGTGACTTCGTCGCCGGGCACGACACGCTCACGGTGATACTGACGCCGACACTCGGGTGGCAGTCTGTCACCAACGGAACCAACGACACGGCCCCCGGTCAACCCGTCGAGACTGACGCGCATCTGCGTGCTCGCCAGACCGTGTCCGTGGCGCTGCCCGCTCAGGCCATCCTGGACAGCATCGAAGCGTCTGTCGCCGCCGTCGAGGGTGTTACTCGCCTGATGGTGTACGAGAACGACACTGACACGACCAACGCGGACGGTATTCCATCGCACAGCGTTTCAGTCGTGGTGAGTGGGGGTGACGTCGACGCTGTCGCACAGGCCATCGCACTCAAGAAACCTCCGGGGACCGGTACCTACGGGACCACGGTCAAGATCGTACCGGACAGTCGCGGTGTACCGCGCACCATCAAGTTCTACGAGTTGGCAGACGTGCCGCTCACCATGATCATCACGATCCATCCCCTGACGGGCTACGTCTCGACGACCGGCGACGCGATGCTCCAGGCAGTTGCTGACTTCGTGAATGGCCTGGACATCGGCGAGGACTCGTACACGACGCGACTATACAGCCCGGCGAACATGGGTGGTGTTGGTCTCGGCGCGACATTCGTGGTGACCAACGTTCAGCAGTCCAGATCCGGACCACCCGGGACAGCTAACGTGGTGATCGCGTTCAACGAGGGCGCGACTCTCGACGTCTCCAATATCACCTTGGTGCTCGTGTGACGTCTCCCGTATCTACCTGGGACAGCAATCAGCCCGGTGCGCAGTGGGACACTGGACTTCAGTGGGACGTGAATGTTGGACCATCGCTCGGCGACGTGACACCGTATACGTCGCTGATCACGAGCAAGCATAACCAGAAGCCGAAGTTCATGGACATGGTCGCGAACGTGGCGCAGCCGTTTGCGGACAATGTCGCTGTCGTGCAGTCACTGTACCAGAAATTCGACATCGACGTGGCTGTCGGCGATCAACTCGACAAGGTGGGCGAGTGGATCGGTGCGTCGCGACAGATCAGCGTGCCACTGACCGGAGTGTACTTCTCTCTTGATGATCCGCTGCTTGGCTTTGATCAGGGTGTGTGGTTCAACAGTTTTAATCCAGTGAGCGGCGTGACTTTTCTCGACGACGAGGGATACCGCACGTTGTTGCGCGCGAGGATCGCGAATAATCGCTGGAGTGGCTCGATCGAGGACGCGTACGCGATCTGGGACACTGCGTTCGCTGGCACCGGCGTTGGCATCCTGATCCAGGACTACGGCAACATGCACATGCTCATGGCGCTGACGGGCGCGATCCCGAACGCCGTGACGCTCGCGTTGTTCCGTGGTGGCTATCTGAATATCAAGCCCGCCGGAGTCAAGATCGACGGATACCTGACACCGAGTGTGGACGACGCGCCGTATTTCGGGTTCGACGTGGACAACGCTTTCATCGCCGGGTTCGACACCGGAGCTTGGGGAATATCATCGTGAGGACAAATCATGGCAGTTAATGACTTCAAGGCGTTCGCGATCGACCCGGGCGCGAACGTTATGACGCAGGCTGACTACGTGGCACTCGCCGCGCTGGTCAGTGGGTTCTCTGCCGGTATCGCTCCGTCAGCTCAGCTCAACAAGGTGTGGCGTCAGGGTTCGATCGGTATCGAGGTCATGGGCGCGTTTATCAACGCGCAGACCGGTCTGGACGCGCTGGACGACGGGAACATCGCAACGCTATTGACAAACTTCACGAACGCCGTGAAGATCGCGTCTGGTGTCAAGGCAGATCGTGTAGTGACGGTCAGCACGGCGCTCACCATTCTTATCTCAGACTACGCGATTGGTCTCAAGCGTATCGTAGCTCCGGCCGCGACGGCGGCGTCTCTTCCGGCCGCTGCCGATGGACAGGAGTTCGCGATCGAGGATCTCGCGAAGAATTTCGCGGCCTTTCCGGTCACTGTCACGCCTCCAGTGGGTGACGATATCGCCGGGGACCCGACTTTCATCTGCAACGTCAACAAGGGCGTCTACAAGTTCCGGCGGTATATCGTCGGCGGCATCGGATCATGGAGCGTGTCCAAGTCATGAAGCATCTCAGTCTCAAAGCCTACGCGGCTACTATCCTCGCGCTCTGCGCGCTCCTCTACACCTTCGTTCCGCCGCCGCATTCCGCGCGCGCTCAGTTCGTCGATCAGACGACTTGGGGCGGCACGTCCGGCGGCACAGCGAACGCGCAGACCATCACGATCGCGAACTACACTGCACACACGGCGGGTGTCGCGCTGCGCTTCGTGCCGGGCAACACGAACACTGGACCGACCAACATCAATATCAGTGCTCTCGGCAACGTGGCAGTGCAGCGTCCGTCGTCGATCGGCAACGTGGCACTGTCCGGCGGTGAGCTCCAGTCTGGCGAGTTGACGTGCGTTATCTACACGGGCAGTGTCTATCAGCTCTGCTACAATGTCGACATGACGCCGATCGGCAAGACGGTCGAGTTCCGCGGAGCGAGTGCACCACGCGGCACTCTGATCGAGGACGGTAGTGCCGTCTCTCGAACGACATACGCCGCATTGTTCACGGTCATCGGCTCGACCTACGGAAATGGCGACGGCAGCACCACGTTCAATGTCCCGGACAGCCGGGGCGCGAGCACGCTCGCGCTCGACAATCAGGGCGCGAATGGTGCGGCCAATCGCGTGACCACGGCGGGCAGCGGCTGCAACGCCACGGCGCTCGCCTCGACTATCTGCGGCGCGCAGAACCAGACAGTCACGCGCGACAAGCTGACCAACGTGAGTGTCGCGCCGACTGTCACGGACCCGGGCCACTTCCACTCGTCGAACCCAACAGTTTTTAGCGCGGGTGGCGGCAACGGTATCGCGGCCAATAACACCAGCAGCGTCGGCGCGTTCGGGTTCAACACCGATACGAAAACGACTGGCATCTCCGTCGCGTTCAACTTGAACGGCAACGTGACACAGACACCACTCACCACGCTCCAGCCAATCTCGCTCGTGCGCCGCGCAATCAAGTACTGAGGTGATTAAAATGAAGAAGCTGTTACTCTCGCTCGTCGCGCTTCTTCTCGGCGCAAACGTCGCGCTGGCCGACAGCACGATCAACCCAACGCAGCCCGCGCAGAACAGTGACCTCGTATCGTCTGTAGTCCGCAACAACTTCGCCGCGGCCTATAACGACGTCAGAAAGATCCTCGGGAAATACGCGGGCAACACGGCACCCTCCGCTCCTGTCAATCTGCAAGACTGGGTCGATACGACCGGAACGCCGAACTACGTCTTCAAGATCCGCAACGTGAATACCGGAGCGTGGGTCTCGTGGGCGACGCTGAACATCAGCACTGGAGTGTTCTCGGTGACCCCGACGGCCGGGGGGTTCGCAGCGACCCCACCTCTCGCGGTCACGTTCCCGGCCGGGGTCGCGACGTACGCGATCAATCTCGATAGTAATTTCGCTGTCAACGGTAGCAGTCAGCTCTCGCTCACGTCGACCGGCAGTGGTCGACTGATCGCGAACTGTACGGGTGGTTCTGCGGAACCCGTGTCTTGCACGTGGACTTCGTTCGCGGATCAGGCGATCGGTACGACTAACGGCATGATCCCGTATCGTGTTGGTGGCACGTGGTCCACGATCCAGACCGGCACGAGCGGAGCTGCCATCCCGCGCCTCGACACGGCGAACACGTGGGGTGCACTGCAGACATTCCCCAGCCCGTCATTCACGGGCACCGCCAACGGCGCGAGCATGACGTTGTCCGGCGCTCTCACGGTCACCGGCTCGTTCACCGCGACCGGGCTCGTTGACAACGCGTCGCTCGCCAATCCGTCTACAACGGTCAACGGAACCGTCTGCACGCTCGGCTCGTCGTGCACGGTCACTGCTGTCGCTGGTACGGTCACGGTCGGCACGACGCTGGTTGCCAGTGGTGTGAGCACGCGCGTTCTCATGGACAATGCCGGGACGTTGGGAGAATATTCGATTAGCGGCTCCGGCAACGTGGCCATGACCACGTCGCCCGCGTTCACGACTCCATCTCTCGGCGTTGCTACGGGAACGTCACTCGCGCTGGGTGGCTGCACGATAGGCACCAACGATCTCTGTACCAACGGAACAACAAATTTTGGTGGAGGTGTCACTCTCAACGGCGCGACTTCGACCGGCGTTGGTACTATTCAGTCTACAGTTTCCAGCAATATCGAAGTTTCGTGGAAACTCACCAACACTAGCACTGGGACCGGGGCGCTGACATATTTCTCTGCGGCCAACAGCGCGAACTTGGTGCTATTCGGCATCGGTGGCACTGGCTACACGGCAATCTCCGGGTTGCAGAACCGCGCCGTGGTGCTCGCTGGTACTGGGACGGATGGCGTAGTGATCTACGCCACGGGTGCAAAGGCCATTGACTTCTATGTCAACACATCTCGTGTCGGCGGCTTCACGACGGGCGGTGCGTTCCAGATTGTTAATTCGGTTGCGGTGGCCGGTTGCACCATAGGTGCGAACGTATTGTGCGTGACCGGAGCCAGTAGCCTCGGAGGCAACACGACCATCACCGGGCAGGCGATCCACACGGGCACTTCGGCTCCATCGTCGGCTGCGGGTAATACCG